TTGACCTAGTTATGAAAAATGAAGAGTATTGTTTATCAGAATTTGACTCCAAAGATGAAGTATATTGTAAGCTAGAGGTATATAAGTATGAACAAGTATTAGAATTGCAGAAATGGTTAGTTAACCATATTCGAGAAAAAAGTACTCTAGATACTTATCTACATATATTCCTAGATTATACTAAAAATATTGATTTATTTACTTCAGCTAAAGCTAATGATTTTAACAATAAATACATGCTAGCTAAAGAACTTTATAATAAGTATAATTTATCATTAGGTAGTATTCAAGCAGCAACATTACTAGTAAGTATATCTAATATAGATTTTAATATTGCAACAGATTATATCTATAGAATAAATAAGAGATATAAATATTTATCATCTAGGTCCTCATCATTATCTAATTATCCTATAGCTATTACTGAAGGACTTTCATTAGAGCAGATAAAGTATCTTAAATGGCATTGCCCTATAAAATTTGTAAGAGAGTGTCTAGTAAAATACTGTGGTATTAAAGACCATTGGTATTATAGATTAGGATTTCGTTATTAATAATAAATAATAATAATATGATATATATAATAATTTATTTAATAGGATGTATTATAGCAGGTTTTCTTGATATAAAACATATTCTAGGGTATAGAGATTATGAACTTGGTGATATATTTAGTAGTACATTATTACTTACTGTATTATCTTGGGCTACAATATTTGCCTTTATAATTGCCTACATAGAAGGTTCTATAAATAGTAGTACTGTAATATTTAAACATAAAAAGAAATGAATGAAGTATGGCTAGCAGTAGATAAGAGTGGTGCAGAAACTATATCAGCTTATAAACCTAATTATGATGGCTTTGAATGGGATGACTATCAATTCTTAGAAGAAGAGGGTTATGTTTCAACTACTATAGTTTTACCTACAGGTTCTATCAAGAAATTATTAGGTAAAGAATTAACTTTACAAGATAGTCCAATTAGAATAGAGGAGGAACTAGATGAGTTATAATATAAGTGGAGATCAGTGTGCTATACTTAAAAATACTAAAGAACTAAGAGATAAATTGAAAGAGCTTGGATATAAGAAGATATTGACTTCTCTTAATGATGATGAGTATACTGCTATGTGTACTATACCATTAAGAGGGTTCTATATGCTATCTAATGGAAATGCTGATTCATTTAGTCCTATGACTTTATGTAATAATGAAGATGAATTCTTAGCTAGAGCTACTATGTATAATAGTAGTAACTCTGGTGTGTATTTTATTAGTGAATACTATCCTTTCAGTGTGTATGAAGATATACCTAAAGATAAACTCAAATACTATAGAAGAGCTGATGAATTTGAACTAAAAGCTATTCTGGGTAAAGAGAATATGTCTAAATTTAAAATAGGTAAGTATAGTGGAGAATATATTTGTAAGATAATATATAAAGACTTTAACTATGTTACATGGTGTATAGATAATATGAAAGGATTTAAACTCTTAAATATTGAAAAGAGATATTATGAATATATAAAAGAAATATATGAAATAGGTAAGTTAATAGCTAGAACCAAACTATGAATAATAAATTGTATGATAGCTATAAATGGAGAACTTTAACCATTGAACAATTTAATCAAGGTATAACAATAAATTAATAAATTATGACAGTAAAAGAGTTAAGAAAAGCATTAGTAGGATTACCAGCTAATGCTGAAATAAGATTTAAGGAGGATAATATTATTCATCCTGTAACTAATTTAAGAGAGTCTAGAGTTTCAAAGGGCTGCTATGACTTAATTGGTATGGAGTAATTTCTTTAAATAATAAATTATGAAGATAAAATATATTGAGACTGCTAGTAAAGCAATTCTAGAGATTAATAACACAGATGTATCATCAGTTCCTACTAGTGACTTAAAGGATCTTTTTAAAAGAACTATTAAGAATATAAAGGATAGAAGGTTACTACTATCTATGTTACCTAAATTAAGAAAGAATACTAAAAGCTCTAATGTAGAGACACCAGAATATCGGTATTCTTTACTATATGAAGTTAATGAATAGTATATACTGTATATATAATTACTTTAGTACCTAATCAGTATTAGAGTAATTATACTACTATTAAAATCTGATATATGACTAGAGGTTTATATAAATGTAGAATTATTAAAAGAGATAGAGATATTCTATATAGTATTATAAGAACTGCTTTAGAATCTATTAATATTACAATTAAGAGAACACAAAGTACGGAAATTAATATTATTGAAATAAAATGTCCTTCTAAATTTAGTGATTTCGGGGAACTAGAATATTTAGATATATATGGTGATAAGATAGAAGCAGCACTATCAAGTTCTTCAACATGTTCCTCTTGTAATCATTTATTGCTTATACCAATAGCATATATTAATAAAGAGTTTTCCTATAGGGATTTAAATAAACTATTACAGATTAAGAACCTTATAAGAGCTATTGCAAATAATTACCAAGACTTTGTAAATATAAAATGTGAAAGGTGCTAAATTATGGTTAAACTATATAGAGTTAGAATTATTAAGAGAGACAGAAAGTATATTAATTCTCTAATTTCAGAATGTAAAATAAGAAATAGCAGTACATTTGAAATGTATAATATATCTATTGCAAATAAAAATAGAATGGTACTTTATCTAAATAATATTCATTGTCCTAGAGTGGTTAGGTATAGAAGACTTGAAAGTATTAGTTATATTAGCTATCCTAAACTGGATAGGTATGATATTGTTCTACTATTAAATACAGGAATATATATTCCCATTCTTTCATTGCCCACAGATAGTGAAATAATAAAAAAAGAAGGTATTTATAGAGTTATTAGTTTACTAGAAACAGCCTTAATATTTAGGGATATTAATTACCATGTTATAATAGGTTTTGAAATAAAGAAAATTTATAAATAAATATAAAATTATATACTGTATGGAGACATTTATAACAATATGGGTAGCTAAAGATAGAACTGGTACTCATGTATTTTGGCTTAAACCATCAAAAATTTATGACAATAAGAATGATACTGATGGAGAATGGTGTAGCCAATTACATCATTTAGGTGATATACCAGCAGTTGAAGATTTAGTAAAGGATTTAACTAAAAATTGGGGTATAAACCATGACCCTAAGAAAATAACAATTGAACTTAAAATAGTATGATTGGTAAAAAAGCAAGACATTATATCAATGAACATATACATAACCATAAAAATAATATTACTTTCTTTAATACTTTAAACTGGGTTAAAAAAGAAGATGCTTATAAGGCTATTGAAATAGCTCAGGAAGAAGTAAAGAGTAAAGCTATTAATAACTATATGAAGTTGTGTGTCTATGCTTCTTTTGGAGAATGTCATAGAAATTGTAAAACCTATGGTAACCCTTGTACAAAAGAATGTAATCTTGTACAAGAATTTATAGATAAATTAAAATAGTATGATAGAGCATATAGTAGTATTAGATGATGAAGTAACTATTAGGATAATGCAGGAGGAAGGTATTTCTTTTGGAGAATTATCATTTTATAAGAACTATAGAGATGAAGTATGGCTTTATAATTTATCAGTAAGAAAAAAACATAGGTCTAAAGGCTTTGGTAATGCAATGCTGCAATATGTTATATCTAGAGCTAAAGAATTAGGCTGCTCTACTTTGCATTTAAAAGCAGAAGAAGACTCTTGGATAGAAAATTGGTATATTAACAAGGGTTTTATTCCTTACTATAAAGAAGATGGTTATACTAGTTTAGTTTTAAGATTAAATTAATAAATATGAAAGAGAGAGAAGAACTTAATAATAAAGTAGTATTCCTAGATCTAGATGGTACAATAATAAATACTATTAGTGGGGAAACATTCCCTAAGGGTATATGGGATATGAAATTTAATTTTGAATTACTAGATGCCTTAAAGAAGATTAAACCTTCTAAAATAGGTATAGTAACCAACCAAGGTGGAATAGGAATATTTGTTCCTGAGATGCACTTTAGAGATAAACTTCAGTATATTGAACAAGCTATAGCAGAGTATATAGATTGTAAATGTTATGGAATTTATTGTGCCTCTAATGTTAAAGAAAATTATGATAGAAAACCTAATCCTGGAATGCTTGAAGAACTAAGTATGAACTTTGGTTTCCTTAAAGAAGACTGCATTATGATTGGTGATGCTAGTGGCTTGGAAGGTCAATTCTCTGATTCAGATAAGAAGTGTGCAGAGAACTTTGGAATTCCCTATTATGATGTTAATGAATTTATTAATAAATTTAAATAATTATGAGTGAATGGACACATGTAGCAGGTCATATTAGAGTCAATGCTCTTATATTTAATGAGTCTTTAATAGATGATAATAGAAAAGTTCTTGAAGGTACTATAGGTAAACCAGTATCTTATGAGGAACTAGATACTAAGAAAGGTAGGGAAAGTAGAGTACCTAAAGGATCTGAAGGAAGCTTATGTATTAAATATAATCATAATGACCTATGTGATGTAGCTTTTTGGGAAATATCTATTTGGGGAGATCTAAGAGACTATGGTGATGACGATATTAAGAGTAATCTAATCCCTTGGTTTAGAGATATATGTAAGGTATTACCTATTAGAGGGGCTATACTAGAAGCACATACAGATTTAGGTGGCATTCAATATGTAATAACACCTAATAATGTTATTACTCAGCTATATGAAGATAGTAAAAAATAATTAATTTATTTAAAAGAAAGTATGAAACAAATTTTAAAATTGTTTTTGATAGGTCTAATCAGTATGATAGGTCTATCTAGCTGTAGTTTTTCAGATGTTGATGCAGATGAAGAAGCAGTATTAATTGCTAAGCCATGGTTCTTTGGGCATGGGGGAGTTTATGATACTCCTATTACATCAGGAACTACTTGGACAGCATGGACTACAGATGTAGTCAGAGTTAAAATTATACCAGTACAATATGATGAATCATTTACTGATATTATGAGTTCTGATAATACACCTGTAGATTTAACTGCCCATGTTCTTATTAGAATTAATAAGGGAGAATCACCTACTCTTATAAAGAACTTTGGAGTAAAGTGGTATGAAAATGATATTAAGAAGGACATGTGCAATGAAGTAAGAAATGAGATTAGCAAGTATCCTATGATGGAATTAACTTGTAAGAGAACTATTTATGATAATGCTTCAAAAAGAATAGAGAATGTTCTAAAGGATAAAGTTAAGAGAGAACATATTCCTATTACTATTATGAAAGTTATTATAGATAAAGCAAGTCCTAATGCAGAAGTAATGGAAGAATATAATAAGACAGCAGCACAGATACAAGCTAAGCAGACTCAAATAGCAGCTTCTCAGATGCAGGGATATAGAAAGCTAGCAGAAGAAAAGAGAGCAGAAGCAGATGATGCCTATAGAGCTAAGATGGGATTAAACCCTGAGCAGTATATAAGACTAAGATCAGTTGAGATTGAGAAAGAGAAAGTTGATATGGTAAGAAATAAAGGGAATGTTAAGATTACTATGTTAATGGGAAATGGCGCAACACCATTTTATGATATAAAGTAAATAATATTCCCTATAGTTATTGATTTAATTATAGGGAATTAATATCTCTGTAAATGAATAAATTTAGACGTACTATATACTATATAAGATTAATAATATTAATTATATTATACCTTAGTTGTATACTACTTATGTCATTTGTTATAGGAGCTACTTTAGCAGGAGCAATTGGAAAAGACTTATCATGGTATGATAAAGTAGAAGGAATTATAGCAATAGTATTTGTTTCTATTGTATGTATTTACTTTATTAGATTTAGAGCATTTAAAATATTATATAAATTAGTAAATGAGTAAGACAGTTAAATTTGATGCAATATACAAATTACAAGAGGGTGTTAACATACTAGCAGAAGCAGTTGGTAGTACATTAGGACCTAATGGTAAAGAAGTAATTATTGATAGAGGTAGTGAATATCCCTATATAACTAAAGATGGAGTTACTGTAGCACAAGAAGTAGATTTGCAAGACCCATTTGAGAAGATGGGTGCAGATTTAGTTAAGGGTGCTGCAATAAAGACAGCTAAAGAAGCAGGAGATGGTACTACAACTACTACTATTCTAGCAGCAACTATGATTAATGAAGGTATTAAAAGTATTGATGAGGGTTATGATGCTAGAAAAGTTAAAGAGGGAATTAATATTGCTGTGGATGCAGTTGGAGAATATATTAAAGATAGCTATATTGAAGTAGCTAATAATCTAGAATCTATTAAGCAAGTAGCATATATCTCAGCTAATAATGACAGTTCAATCAGTGACTTAATCAGTCAAGCCTTTGAGAAGGATATTAACTGTTATGTTACTGCTGATATAGCTTATAATAATATATCTTATCTAGATTTCTATAAGGGAGCAAAGGTAGATAGAGGTTATGCAGATGCAAATTTTGCTTCTCAGTATGATGATGATAAAATTCAATTAATACATCCTAGTGTGCTGGTTTATAATGGCAGAGTAGATGATGCTAATACTTTAATACCAGCTATTAGTAAAAGCAAAGAAGGTGGTCAGTGTCTAATTATCTTTGTAAATGATATTTCAAAGACAGCTCTTGAGGCTCTAGTATATAATTATATAAGAGGTAAGATAAATGTGTGTGTTATTAAATCTCCTGGAATGTCATATAATAGAGAAGAAACACTAAAGGATATTAGTATTATTACTGGTGCTACTTTAATTGATGACTCAATAGGAAATACACTAGCAAATATAGATGAAAGTAAGCTAGGAAAAGTAAATTCTGCTACTATCTCCAATAATTATACTCTTATGGAGCTAAATGATGGAGTATCTTCTACTGAAATAGATAATAGATGCAAAGAGATTGAAAATCTAATTACTAATTCAAGTGATGACTCTGTAAAGAGAGTTTTAGAGAGGAGATTAGCTACATTTAAGAGTAGTATTGGAGTCATTAAAGTAGGTGGTAAATCAGACATTGAGGTTAATGAGAGAAAAGATAGGGTAGATGATGCTATCTGTGCTATATATGCAGCAATGGAAGAAGGTATTGTAGTAGGTGGTGGTGCAACATATGCTAAGGCATCTATGATACTACACCACTTAGCTAGTACAGAGGAAGACCCTAGTGTAGAGAGAGGTATTGAAATAGTTGAAAAAGCTATATTAAAGCCATTTAATATATTTACTAAGGATGTACCAGATGTAGATGATGTTTATGATTCTAGTAATAGGATAGGATATGATGCTAAAAATGATAAAATAGTAGATATGATTGAAGCAGGTATTATTGACCCTGCTAAGGTTACTAGAGTATCATTGGAAAATGCAGCTTCAGTAGCTCTAACTATAATGAATACAAAGTGTATCATGGTAGATAATCATGATAATAAATCAATTTTTTAATGGATAATATTAAAGTAAATCTTATTATTACTCTTCCAGGAGGAGTAATGATGAGTGAGAAGGAGTGCTCAAAAAACCCAACAGAGTCTTATAATGTTCACACTATGATTGTTTCAGATGAAAACAAGCATAGAGAAAGAATCGAGTTTAAGACAAGAAAGTCAAAACCTGCTTTAAAGAAAATAAATATTTCTGAGGAAGCATATAACTCAATGATAGACCCAGATAATATTCCTTCTTGGATGCCTTCTGTGTCATCATGGAAACTACTTAATAAGAACCAAAGACTTATTAAGCATCTATTCAACATTTGCCAAAATGAGGGTGGAGAGTCATTTACATTCTCTGTAAATGAAGATTAAGTAGTTCTATATTAATATTAGTGAGGCTATTAACTTAGACTCCTAATACTATTATTAATTTAAACTATATAAAATGAAGCAAAAAATAATGAATGTGACATTTCTATTAGTAGCACTATGTATGCAAATACAATTATGTACAATAAAAGATAGTACTAATTATACTAGAGTTAGTGATAGAGCATGTTACACTAATGACACATTAACATATGAAACTGTAATAGAAGAAAAAACAAATAATCCAGAGTTTCTCAATAAAAATCCAGAAAAAGGATTAAGAGAAGCATTAGAATATTATGAGGTTAAATATCCTAATGTTGTTTATGCTCAAGCCATACTAGAAACTGGTAATTTTAAATCAGATGTATGCACAAAAAATAATAACCTATTTGGACTTTATGATAGTAAAAATAAAAGATATTATAAGTTTAAACACTGGTCAGAAAGTGTAGAAGCTTATATAAAATATATCCAATATAAATATGATAGAGGGAGCTATTATAGCTTTCTTGAAGAATTAAACTATGCTAAAGATCCAAAGTATACAAAGAAATTAAGAATAATAGTAGAAAATGAATAGAGAAGAGGTTAATAAAGAAATATTAAATCTAGGGGAAAGTTATAATAATATCTTACTAGAACTAGCTACGGGATATGGTAAGACTAAGAATTCCTTAGATTTATTAAATGTATATAACCCTACAGGAATAATCTTAATAGTAATTCCTAAACTGGTATTGATAACTACTTGGAAAGATGAAATTAACAAATGGGGATATAGTAAGTATCTAGATAATATAATATTTACAACATATGTGAGTTTACACAAATATAAGGATAAAGAAATTGATACTATTATATTTGATGAAGCTCAGCATATTACTGATAAATGTATGTCTATTATTAATGAGATGTCTTTCAAGCATTCAATTTTATTGTCTGCTACTATTACAAGGTATAAATTATATGATTTAAATAGAGTATTTAAGCATCTATATGTATATAAGATTAGTATTAAAGATGCAATAGATGATAAAGTATTACCTGATCCAAGAGTATATTTAATACCTTTAACTCTTAATGATTTAGACCCTAGTCAGATTATAACAAAGAATAGTAATGGAAGAAATCCTACAATTGTTGTAGATTGGAAACATAGATGGGATGCTATTAAACAGCATTTATATAAAATAGAAATTCGTTGCACTGAAAATGAGTTCTATCAGAATATGGATAATGATATTAGTTTTTATAAAGGATCAAGTATGAATCCTGATAATCCTAATAGAATAAGGCATCACAGAAAATGGCTACAACTATGTAATCAAAGATTAAAATGGTTAAGTAAATTAAAAACACCTGTAATTAAAGATATACTATCTATTATAGACTCATCTAGAACCATGACTTTTTGTAGTTCTATAGAACAAGCAAAAGAGCTATGTGATAATGCTATTAGTTTTAAAAATAAGAGTGTTAGAAATGAAAAGATAATGAATGATTTTAATTGTAATAAAATAAACCATTTATCATCATGTACTATGCTTAATGAAGGTGCTAATCTAGTTAATTGTAAGGTAGGTGTATTTGCTAATTTGAATAGCTCTGAAATAGTTATTATTCAGAGATTAGGTAGATTACTTAGACATGAAAGTCCTGTAATTATTATTCCTTATTACAGATTCACTAGGGAAGAGAAACTAAAAGATAAAATGCTGAAAGATTATAATCCAGCATTAATTAAGGAGATTAAAAATATTAATGATTTAAAAAATGAGCAATATATTTTTGAATGAAGAAGTTTGTGTAAAAAAAGATCTTAGTATTGCAGAAAGTATCTTGCTAATAAGCATTAAAGAAAATTTAGATTTAGAAGAAGCAGAGAAATCTTTAATTGATAAGGGTTATATAACTGCTAACAGAGAATTATTTAATAACACTCATTATAAATGGTTAGTAACAGGGAGAGGTAAATCTGCTCTTAATTCAGTTATGGTAGATTCAACTATAAGTTCTAAGCCTGATAAGGAACTAGAAGAATTAGCTAAAAAGCTAAAGGAGGTATTTCCTAAAGGTAAGAAGGATGGGACTAATTTATATTGGTCAGATGGTGTAGCTCTTATTGAAAAGAGATTAAAGGTGCTCTTTAAGAAATATGAAACCAGATACCCTGATGAGGAGATACTTGATGCAGCTAAGAGATATGTAGAGAGCTTTAATGGTGATTATAGATTTATGAAAGTTCTTAAATATTTTCTATTTAAAGATGAAAAAGGTGCTGCAGGTAAAGTAGAAGAAAGCTCTGAGTTGATTAATTATATTGAGAATAAAGGAGAAGAAACTGTTAGTAATCTATGGGAAGTTGAAATAAAATAATATTAAATGAGTTTAATCAATGATGTAATTAGTAATATAACAGATAGAAGACAAAGATTAATTGAGGGTAAAATTAATTGTTTACCACCACCATTTGAAAGGTTTAAAGATGACTTTATTGGAGTAGAAAAGGCTTGCTATTATACAGTAACAAGTTTTACCAAAGGTGGTAAATCACAATTTACTTCATTTGTCTTTATCTATAAAACTTTGATGTATTGTTACTATTCTAAATCTGATATTAATTATACTGTAATCTATTTCCCTTTAGAAGAAACTCCTGCTAGAATTATGGAGAGATTCATGTCTTGGCTATTATTTGATTTAACTAATGGTAAAACTAGAATATCTCCAAGAGATTTAAGAAGTACAAATAAACCATGTTCTCAAGAAATACTTGATATGATTAACTCTGATGAATTTCAGGATATATTAAAGTATTTTGAAGATCATGTAATATTTCCTACTGAAGCACCTAATCCTACAGGTATATATAAGTATTGTAAACAATATGCTGAGGAACATGGTAAAGTTCAACTAAAAGAAGGTAAATATAAAGATGAACTAGGATATACAAGAACTATACAAGTATTTGATAAATATATTCCAGATGATCCTAATGCAATAGTAGTACCATTAATTGATACTATTAATCTTATAGATACTGAAAAAGGTATGAATTTAAAAGCTTCTATGGATAAATTGTCAGAATATCTAGCTAAGTATCTTAGAAACAGATATTATATGAGTCCTATTGTTATTCAACAGCAGAACTTTGACCAAGAGGGTAATGAAGCATTTAAGTTAGGTAAAGTAAGACCTTCAGTAGCAGGTCTTGGAGATTCAAAATATACTGCAAGAGATAGCAATGTAGTAATGGGTTTATTTTCACCTTTTAGATTTGGTTTAAAAGAGTATTTAGGCTACAATGTTATGGAATTCAAAGACAATCTTAGATTTGTAGAAATGATTGTATCGAGGGATGGTGAAATGGGTGGAATATGCCCATTATTCTTTGATGGTGCAGTATGTAATTTTAAAGAATTACCATTACCAACTAATAAAGCAGGAATAGAGGAAGTTTATAGTTATTTAAAGGCTTTAAGAGGAAAGGCAGCAAAGGTCTTTATGTTATTTAGTAAAATAAAAGTAAAAAAGAAAAAAGATGAAGTGTTTAATTTTAGCTAAAAGTGGATTTGGTAAATCAACTTCAATTGGAGAAATTCCAGAGCTTGGTATTAAGGGATTAGATCCTAAAACTACTTATATTATTAGTAGTGTAAATAAACCATTACCATTTAGAGGAGGGTCAAAGAGGTATCCTATTACTACTTCAAAAGCTTTGACTAGTGGAAATAGAATTATAACCAATGATGCTACAGAAGTAGCTAACATCATTAATCTATTGGCTTCAGAAAAGTGTCCTTACAAGAATATAGTATTGGATGATATGAACTATATCAGTCAAGATTACTATATGAAAAATGCTCTAAAAGGAGGATGGGATAGAGTATGTGTCCCTGCATAAAGTGATTTATGTGAAAATAATTGGATAAAAACGGTGAAAGGATTTGTATATACCCATTGTATTTATATTTCGGTTGGCAAATATATAACAATTGATATGAGAAGTTTTGTTCCCAATAGGAAAAACATTTACTCAATACCGTGCTAAATACAGTAGATAAAAGGACTGTACAGTGTAACGCATAGCAAATGAACCTTATTAAAAAATAATAAGAATATAATTTTGCCAAGAGTACCCAACTCTCTAATACTATTAGAGATGAAAATATATGCTGAACTATAGTAACAATACAAGAAACTATAGAATTATAGGATAAAAAGCCTATAAGTTAACAAAATTGACACCAAAGCAGATTGGATATGGAATGGGTATTATCTTTGATGCTATTAATAATGTTCCTGAGGGAAAGAATATTATTTGCTTAGCTCATTATGAAGAGTACAAAGATAAGAATGGTGATAGTATATCTTACAGATATAAGAGTACTGGAAATATGGTAGATCAGTATATCTGCCCCGAAGGTAAATTTGAAGTAGTATTATATGGAAAGGCTACTTTTGATGAAAAAGAAAAAAAGAGTATCAGAGAATTTGTTACCAATGATGATGGTGTATATCCAGCTAAGAGTCCAGTAGGAATGTTACCTCTATATATGTCAAATGATCTAGGTAAACTTATTGAATTATCAGATGCTTACTATCAAGGAGAGTAAGGTAAATAGAATAAATTAAAGTAAAATAAATTAAAGTAAAAACAAAAATGGTTAATAAAATTACAAAATTATCACAGTCAGTTATTAAGAGTACAGCAAGCAATATTGACAAGTATAATCAGAAGAAAGAAAAGATAGAGGAAAAAATAGCTGCTCTAACTGAGGAACTAAATGAAATTAATGAAACAATTGCTACTTGGCAGAAACCTATTATGTCAATGACAGGTGGATTTACAACAGACCAATTGATTGAAAAGATTGTTGATACATCAGGTAAAACAACTATCACAAAGTTTGCTTTCAAATATCCTGATACTATTATTCCTCCTGCTACTCCTGAAGTAACAGATTCAGAGAAGGTAGAGAATACAAAAGAGATTCTTGCTGAGACTGAAAATGCAGCACCTATGAATGATAGTAATGATACTACAGCTCCTTGGAATGAAGGTGCTAATGTATAACTAATACATTTAGTTGACATAAATAGTAATAAAATAAGAGTAAGTAATTATTAATTTTATAAAAGTAAAATGACAAAGAAGACAAACAAAGTTTTTATGGCTGTTGCAACAGGTAAAGTATCTACAGATGCTCCAGTAGTTAAGAGATATATTGGTATTGCACCAGTTAAAGTTTTAGCAATATGCCCAACAAAGGCTGAGCTAGAGAAGATTTATCCAAATAGAGATATTGATGCAGAGCCAACTTATGTAGGTGAAGAAGAAGTTGATGGACAGAAGATTGAAACTGCAAGAATTGATGTAATTGTAGAATATAAGAGTAAAGAATCTGATGATTCATTTATCTCTAAGATTTCATTCTTCTTAAAGAATAAAGTAACTAAGAGTGCATCAGGCAAGATTCAGATTATTGATAAGTATGGTGCTACAGCTTGGGTTACTCCAACAGAATTTGATGCTAAAAGTATTCCTATGTATTCAAATGGTCCTGCAAATATTGATCCTGATTATAGAGCTTGCTATCCTGGAGAGGAGTATCTCACATCTTTCTTGAAAGAGTATTTGGTAATTCCTAATAGACTTGTATACAAGAATAAGGCTTGGGTAGCAAATACTACAGTAGATCCTGCAGAGTGTGAAGTAAGATTGGACAATATTGCTGATTATTTCAAAGGTAACTTTGCTGAAATTAAAGCTGTTGCAACATTCCAACCAAATAATGAAGTAAAAGTTATGTTTGGTATTAAGACAACAGATGAAGGTAAGCAATACCAAGATGTATTCATGCAGAAGTTCTTGAAGAATAGTGCAAGTGACTATAGTCATATTGATGCTGCTCTACAAGAAAGAAAGCAGGCAGGAGGATATTCTCATACTGAATTTGAAGCTGTAGCTGTACATGAATATGTTGTATCTCCTACTACATTTGCTAAAGATAGTAGTAAAGAAGCTCTACCATTTGATGCTCCAGAAACACCAAACTGGTAACAGCAAGTAATAGTTAATAAATAATTATAATATGATAGGTAAAGGTAATACTTCCACAAGTATAGAAGAAATATTAACACAAGTAGATGAAACACAGATAGTAGCATATTATTTGCATTTAACTGAAATACCTTGTTTAATATGTAGTCCATTAAGAAGTGATAAACATCCTTCATTTGGTATTTATACTCCTGATGGAAAAGAAGTAAATTATATAGATTTTTCCACTAGGGAGGGAGGTAGACCTTTTAACCTATTAAGTCAACTATGGCAAATAAGTGTACCTGGAGTTATTAGTAGAGTACTAAAAGATTTAGAACACATTAAAAGACACAGTGTGAGCATTAACACTTCAATTGTTAACAGTACTGGCAATAACAAAAGTAATACACCAAAATCAAATCTAAGTAATGATACTATATTACAATGTAAAGTAAGAGATTGGCGAAAACATGATATAGAATACTGGAAATCTTATGGTATAACTATAGAATGGTTAAAGTTTGCTGAGGTTTATCCTATATCACATAAGATTGTAATAAAGAATGGTAAACAGTATGTATTTGGTGCGGATAAATATGCTTATGCCTATGTTGAGCATAAAGAAGGTAAGGTTACATTAAAAATATACCAACCCTTTAATACAAAGGGCTATAAATGGTCCAATAAACATGATAGCTCAGTAGTTAGCTTATGGACTAAAATACCAAAATTAGGTAAATATGTCTGTATATGTTCTTCTCTTAAAGATGCACTATGTTTATGGTGTAATACAGGAATACCAGCAATTGCTATTCAAGGAGAAGGATATAAAATGAGTCAGACAGCTATAAATGAATTAAAATCAAGATTTGAGAAAGTATTTATATGTCTAGACAATGATAAACCAGGACTAGAAGATAGTGAAAAATTAGCTGAAAGTACTGGATTTATTAATATCATATTACCTCAATTTGAAGGTGGTAAGGATATAAGTGATTTCTTTTATAGTAATCATGATAAGTTTAATAGGGTTATATTAGATTTGATTAAGGAAAAGATTTCAGAATAACAAAACTAAAAGTAAAATAAAATTAAAACATTTAAAATTTAAAGAAAATGGAAACAAGAAAAATTGTAGTTGTAACAACAAAGTCATCAAAGAAGTTAGTATTGAACACAGGTGTAGAAACACTTGGAGAGTTGAAGAGAGAACTAGACAATAAGAACTTTGACTATGAAGGTATGGAATTCACTGAAGGTGTAAGTAAGACTGTTCTTACTAGAGATGATTCTGTATTGCCTAAGGAACTTCCTTTCAAGGGTTCAATCACTAATGATTTGGCTATATTCTTGACTGTACCTAATAAGAAGATTAAGAGTGGTGTAATGAGTAGAACAGAGGTAATTACTGCTATTAAGGAGAACCATCTTACAGAAGAATGCAAGAAGGTTTATGGTAAGAACTTCACTACTTGTAAGACTGTAGATCTTATTGCTCTTCTTGACAAGAAGAAAAAAACTGCTGTATCTAGTGAGGATGTAATTGGTAATGCTATTCACAACAAAGTTGCTAATGAGAATACAGAGAAATCTAATTCTGCTCTAGAAGAAAGAGTTAATAAGCTTGAGAGTACTATTAAAAAAATGGCTCAGCTTCTTTCTGATGGCTTGAATACAGCTGCTGATGGTGAGTATCCTGAGGATGTAATTGAGGAGCTAAATGCAATTGCTAATGGAGAAGACCTAGATATGAGTTCAGATTCAGGCAGTGAGTCTCCTTTTTCAGAAGATGAACTTAGAGCAATGAGAGATTAGTAGATATAATAGGGAGAGTATTTTACTCTCCCTTTTTATTTATTACTAATAAATGAAATAATAAAAATATGATATATGAAGATGAACTTAATTCTCGGATAGTAAATACATTTCTAAGCTATACTTCTATTAATATTGAAGAATTAAAACTTAACTATGATGTAGATAAAGTAACTTCTATAGTTGAAGTGTTTGAAGATTATTATGGTGAACCCAGAGTTGATTTTACAACATCTATTGAAGATAGTATAGTATCAATATTAGGAATTTATGGTTTAGATGATGCTATAAGAGATAAATGCTATTATATTGCAAGAGATTATGATCTTGATTGGGATGATGAAGAATTAGATAATTTAAGTGCTTTATTTTATCTGCTATATGATGCAGTTGAATATCGTAGATGTACAGATATTATAAAGAGCATCTTTGAAGCTATTAAATCTATAAATATAGAAGGCTATACTAGTATATTTGATAGAGTGAGTAGTACTTTAAATAGAAAAATAGATGAAACAGATAATTATGCAGGAGATATATTAATTCATTTCCCAGAGGTAGAAATATCTAATGAAGAAGACCAATCTATGCTATTAAGAGATGTATATATTTGTATACCAATAGCAGGAGATGGTACACTAGAAAGTCATTTTACATTAAATAGAGGTACTTATACTGTAGCTGAATTAAAGAATAATTATAAGCACTCTCATGCTAGACCAGTATGTCGTAGTATTGAAAATAATCCTGAATATAAAAGAGGACTTTCTGAATTTAATAGTGTGTGTTTAGGACATGGTCCTATTATATCAACAGAGTCTACATTATTAACTAGTTATGATCTATATATATGGAAACTATATTGTATAGAGATAGATAGATATGTTGCTGTAGAATCTTTATCAGGTGGTCCTTATAAAAGTATGTCAAGTATTATTAATTGGTTACCTAAAGATTACAGAGATGTTATATTCCCTGCTTTAGTTAATGACTATCAAATTACAAGAGATGACTTTAGAGAGGTATTTGAGAAATTTATAAAGTATATGATTAACTACCATCTTGGAGATTTAAAATGGGGATGTAGTAATTCATCATTTGTTCCTAGTGATTCTATGAAAGACTTAACTATATTAATTAGTAATTGGTTTCTTGACTATTTAAAGGCAAGAAAAGAGGAGACAGTAGAAGCTTATGAACAATTCTTTGACCAGAGTAGTACAACATTTGATGATATTATAAAAGTTGGTGTAGTTGATGGTAAAATTGTAAAAGAAGTTATCAATTCTGACCTTATAAGTGCTACAGATATAAGAATTTTAAAAGAACTAAATGGTATAGATTTATTTAAATTTAAGGGACAAATAGTAAAATTAAATATTTGTGACTTAAATACATTTGATAAAACAAATATAAATACATTTATTTTAAATCCTATGTTAGTAAGTTATGTAGTAACAAAGATGATTTTAATATTAAATTTAAATTATGCAAAATATAAAAAATGCTTCATTAGTAGCAGCAACTGGGTCTTATAATTATAAAATAATAATTCCCAAGAAAGTTGAAAGTAAAATAAGAATTCTGTGTAGCTTTATAGACACAGTAGAATGGTCTGGAGTATTATTCTTTAAGACAGAAGGTAGTTTTGATGATAATAATCTTGTTATCACTTGTGTAGATATTCTACCTATGGACTATGGTCTAACTACTACAACAGAATTCAAAATAGATGAAAGTGTAGCTAATTACATGGTTACAGAAGATTTAATGGATTGTGATCAAGGTTTAATTCATTCCCATAATTCTATGGCTACATTTTTTAGTTCCACAGATGATAGCACTCTTGTAGAAGAAGGTAAGGATAGAAACTTCTTTGTAAGTCTTATTGTTAATAATGCTGGTATTTACACTGCTGCTGTAACTAGAAAGTCTACAATTATAGGTAAAGTAGTTAATTATGTTACTAAGAAATCTATGGATGACAGTAATGATATAGTAACTACAAGTGAACCCTATGATGTTGATGGTGGTATAGTAGTAGAGAAATTCCCTCTAATAGTAGAGAAAGAAGAAGTAGAGTGGTATGATAAGGATCTAGTGAAGAGAATTACAGCTCTAAAGAGTAAAACTACTACTGTTAAAACTTTCAATAAGAGTTTCTATAAAGACTCTGAACTACCATTTAAGACTAAAGAAACTTCATTATTTACAAGTAAGGAAGATAAGGAAACTTCAAAGAATGAAGGTCAATTAGATAAAACTTGGTTAGATGATGCTGTATCTGGTGATTATGATTATAATAACTGGGAAGGATATGATGATGTAAATCTAGATTCTAAGATACCTGAAGGTTATCATGTTATAGATACTAATATAGAAAAGGAATATACTGAAGAAGAAAAGAAAGAGATTAATAATTATATATTCCAAATCTTAAAAGGAGAAGTATCTGTAGAAGTTGATGATACAGACCTTATAAAGTGGATTAAAGAAGATATGCCAGTTATTAACTCTAAGAGATTTGAAACCTTTAATTCATTTAGGAATTGGATAAATAACTTCATGGACTTTGTTCTAAATGAAGCCATGGATAAAGATTTAATACAAGGTATTTATAGTGAATTTCTACTTATTGAAGATGAATTAGGAGAAGATGATAATGAATACTTTAAAGAAATAATGGCTATTATATGTGATTTTGCATATGATGATAGACAAACAAATTAATTATGGATACAGATAACAATACTAATGTATTCTCAGTTGAAGAGGAACTAAATTCAATGGCTGATACTCTGCATCAACAAGCTATATCTGCTAGAGAAAACTTTGTAAATTCTTACATAAATAATGTAGGAACTGCATTAAATGCACCTGAATCAAATAGTGATAATTCTAATGTAATTCTTCCAACTGTTACTCAGGCTATAAATTTAGATGATTTAGAATCTGTTCTAGCAGATAATAATGAGAGCAGAGATGAAGTTGCAGAAATACTTGTAGATCCAATTAATATAGATGATAGGTTAGTTGAAGAACTTATGAACATGCAGGAATCTACTGAAGAACCTAGTACAACAGAACCTACTCTTGAGATTAAAACTTTAAATGTAGAATCTGTGGATTCAACAACTATAAGATTTAGTGGTGCATCTTGGTTTAAGTATTTTGAGAACAAGAATATTATTCTAGCTGGTTTAGGTGGAATAGGAAGCTATGTAGCTTATTTACTTTCTAAATTTAAGCCTGCTTACCTTATTCTATATGATCCTGACAAAGTAGAGTTTGTTAATCTATCAGGTCAATTATATAGTTCAAAAGATGTAGGAAACTATAAGTCTGCGGCTATATGTTCTAAGATTGAAGCATACTCAGGATATAGTAGATATATTGAATGCAGAGAGAAATTTAAGCCTAATACTACACCAGGGGATATAATGATTTGTGGCTTTGATAATATGGGAGCTAGAAAGGTATTCTTTAAATCTTGGTGTCAGCATTTAAAAGATCTAGATGATGAAGCAAAAAAGAAGTGCCTATTTATAGATGGTAGATTAGCTGCAGAGGAGTTTCAGATATTCGCTATTACTGGTGATAATGATTATGCTATTAATGAGTATAAAGATAAATACTTATTTAGTGATGATGAGGCTGATGCTACTGTTTGTTCTTATAAGCAAACAGCTTTTTGTGCTTGTATGATTGCTTCATATATGGTTAACTTATTAGCTAATTTTGCAGCACTTATGTCTGGTGATAATTTTAGAACATTACCATTTAAGACATCCTATGATGCAACAATTATGCTATTTAAAACAGAATCATAATGGTTAGAACTAGTGTAAGATACAGAACCTGTTTAAATGCTATTCTAGATGTACCTGGCTATAGAGGTAATTTTACTGATTCAGTTAGGGATTTACAAGCACAGAATAGTATATTTGGATTTTTAGAGATTGTAGGATTTTCCCAACATGATTTAGATATTCCAATAATATGTATGTCTAGATATAATACTTCTAAAATTGAGGTATTACATACTATAGCTAAAGGGTTAAAAGAAGGTAAAATTGCATATTTTCCTTTATATAGAAAAGTGGAAAACTCTCCTAAAATTTTATACCCTGATGAAATAATTATGGAAATGGCAACTATGAGTAATAAATGTTTTCCAAAACTTGTAGAATGTGTGGATGGAGAACAGTATATAATAGCACATGGGTTAATAATTAACTATAGAGATAGTACTATATTAATTAATATATCTTATAAAACACTTTATAATAGACTATTAGATCAGATACTTGTATCAGATTCAGTTATAGAGGTAAATAAGAGTATGCTTGGGTCTACATTGCCATTACATAAAGCTATAATAAATAAGTTTATACCTTATATGTCATCTCAGTTTCATACTAATTTAGAGATAGTCTTTAAAGATATAGGTATTAAAGCAGATGATATAACTTTAAAGCCATCAGATAATTTAAGTGGTATAGTAGCTAGTAGGCTAAAATCTATTGCAGAAGACTGTGAAGTGGTTCTTAAAAATAGTTTAGAGAAGGTACTAGATTTTAGTGCTGTCTAAATATCTTATAAATTATGAATATAAAAGATTACTTTGGTGACTGGATTAAAGTCATAGATAAACAGGAGTTATTAAAAGTTATAAATAGTATTAATAGTATAAGTAAAAACACTGTAATATGTCCTAATATGTCAGATATATTTAAAGCTTTTAATATTTGTGATTATAATAATCTTAAAGTTGTAATGATAGGGCAAGAGCCTTATACTCAGTATGGAGTAGCTACAGGTATATTATTTGGTAATAAATCTAGTACACCAGAGGGTAAGTTATCACCTTCATTACAAGTAATTAAAGAAGCTGTTATTAATTATGAATTACCTCATAATTGTATTAATTTTGATAACACTTTAGAGAGTTGGGCTAAACAAGGGATTTTAATGCTAAATTCTGCTCTAACAGTAGAAATAAATAAGGTAGGTTCACATACTATGATATGGAGACCATTTATCATTTGTCTATTAAAACACCTGTCAGAAAAGTGCCCTGGACTTATTTATGTACTATTTGGAGACCAAGCTTCAACTTTTGAAGGTTATATAAATAAAAAATCAAATACTATTATTAAGGTTAAGCACCCTGCATACTATGCTAGAAATAAAGAGAAGTTACCATATAATCTTTTTATAGATATAAACAATTTAATTAACAACAAATTCAATTATAACATTGAATGGTTTAATAGTATTTAAAATGAATGAAAAAGTAAAAAACAAAAAAGTGTCAGAGAAAGTACTTGAAAAAGATGTACTAAAGAAAAGTACTTCTGAGGCAGAGAAAAGTACCCAAAATGAAATTTGGCATGAGTATGGAAAGCTAGATGCCGATGTAAGATCTTATTTTAAAGAGTTTACAAAGGGATGGGATCAAACTTCAAAAGAAGTACTAGCTTACATGCTTATAAAAGGTATGGTAATATTTAAAGATGGTAAATACTATAGTAATAAGGATTATGAAGCAGACTCTCAAGATAAAGGAGTTCTTAATACAGAACTAAATGAGGAAGTTACTGCACCTGTTAAAATGAGTATGAGGTACTTTATGGCTAATTGGAAGGAAGAAGCCTCTTCCTCTATTACTGTTCTTAAAAGTCTTAATCTAGGTGGTTCTTACTTATCAAGAGATAGTAAGAAGATTCTTAAAGCACTTATCAATGACTACTCTAATAAAGATAGTAATCATCTAATCTTTAGAGTATTTGATTACATGCTATATGTTGATGAAGCTCCAGCAAGAGAGATGTATGACTCTCTTATTTCTTATATGGAAATAGACCCTTGTTTATTCTATACTTTTATGCTAAAAGTAATAGCTACTAGTTTAGATGAAGATTATGAGGGACATATTAGAAATAGTGAAGAAATCTACACTATAGACAGTGTGACTTCTAGAATTGTTAAACTTGATAAGAGTAAGATAAAGAGTTATTATAATTTCCCTGCATTTAGATCTCTGTCAGATGCCGTATTTGCCTGTGCTATAATGAGTCCTATTCTAAAGGTAATGTATGGCAAAAGGAAGAGAAAATAAGAAAATTAAGAATGCAACAGAATGTAGTTTAGGTAATATTCAATTTAAATCTATTACTGAAAGGTCTTTCTATAAAGAGTTACTTGAAAACGGGTTTAATGTAGAATATGAACCTACTACATTTGTTCTAATTGATAGAAGGGAAGTTGCTATTGAGTTCTATGATTCTGAAACTAAAGAGCAGCATAAAAAAAGAGTTAATGGATTAAGAAGTCCTCTTTTATTACACAGACAATCTAAAGTACTTAGACCTATTAGATATACTCCAGATTTTTATTTTAAATATAATGATGTAGATATTTATATTGAAGCAAAAGGCTTTGAAAATGATACTTTCTATCTTAAAAAAAAGTTATTTATCAGCTTATTAGAAGATTTAAGAAGAAGAGGTGTAGAATCCATGTATTTTGAAGTGCATACTAAAGCACAATTACATCAAGCAATAAAAATAATTAAAGATATGGATATTATTAAAGAGATAGAAGAATTACTACCATCTTTAGGTAATAAAAAAGACATAGCATTAGGTGAGAAGTATTTACTTAATAGAGACTTCTCCTCTTTAAGTTACTTGATTAGGTCAGTTATTAAGAAGACTTCTAAAGAATGCAATGACCAATTATTAACTTTAGAAATGAAATTGGACATGTATTTAATGCAATTGGAAGGAGTAGATGAGGAATAAATATGGAAGAAAATAAGAATGCACAAATAAAAGATTTTAAAGATATATCTTGGCAAGTAACAGAGACAGAATATAGAGCAGATCCTAATCTAAGTTATTCAACATTAGCAAGTTTTAAAAGAGGTGGAGTAGATTGTATTCCTAAATTATTTGATAAAATAGAATCTCCAAGCTTAACCTTTGGTGGTGCTGTAGATAGTATTATGACTGGTGGTATGGATGAATTCAATAGTAGATATGCTATTGCAGAATTTCCTAAGATTGGTGAGAAACCTTTAAAAGTAGTCAAAGAGTTGTTTGAAACATATAAAGAAACTTATAATGATTTAGTTAGGATTCCTAGTGCTAATATAATTGAGGTTCTAAATAAATATGACTATAGGAGTAATGCAGCAGATGCTAAGAGAATAGAAGGTATTTTAAGAGAGGGTGAAACTTACTATCAAGAATTACTTAAATCTAATGGTAAAACTATACTAAGTAAAGAGGATTGGCTTGATGTGGCTAATACTGTGAGAGTATTAAAAAGTAGTAAACTGACAAAGGGTTTATTTGCTGAAAATAATCCTTGGGAAAAAGGAGGTATACAAAGATATTATCAACTTAAATTTAAGTCTAAATTCAAGGCTACTGATGATTCCCCAGAGATTGCTTATAGAGTCATGGCTGATTTAATTATAGTGGATTATGATAAGAATATTATATATCCCTTTGATTTAAAGACTAGTGGTCATCCTGAATATAAATTCTATGAGTCATTTAAGACTTGGTGTTATGATATTCAAGCTAGATTGTATTGGGCTACTATAAGACAAAATATGGATAATGACCCATATTTTAAAGACTTTAAATTAGCTGACTATCAATTTATAGTTGTTAATAAGAGGTCTCTTACACCAATGCTGTGGTTATATCCTGATACAACAAGATTGTATGATTCTATAGAATTAAATGATGGTACTGTATTAACTAGTCCATTAGTTTTAGGTGAAGAATTGAGTGCTTATCTAAAAGAAAATAGAACTATTCCTTTTGGAATAAATATTGATGGTATAAATAATATTAATGATTGGATTTAATGAAGGTAATTAAAAGAAATGGTGAACTAGAGGACTTTAAGTTGGCAAAGATTTATGTAGCTATAAATAAAGCCTTTAAAGCTTGTAATGAAAGTAATGATACTTTTGACTATAAAAAGTTAAATGTGTTATGGAACAAAGAAATAGAAACTACAGAAACTGTTGAAAATATACAAAATACTATAGAAAGAGAATTAATGAATCAAGGCTTCTATAATGTAGCAAAAGCCTATATTATATATAGAAAAAATCATGATGATGCTAGATTTATTAAGGAAAGACTTAATTATATGGATAACTATACTAATTCTTCAGATAATGCTGCAACTTCTTCAGAAACAGATGCTAATGCAAATGTGACTATGAAGAATGTAGCAAATCTTGAGGGAGAGGTATTTAAAAGTACTAATAGAGTAATTCAAAGGCAGAGAATGAAAGATGAACTGAATGAATTATTCCCTGAGGTATCTAAAGATTATGAGAAAGACATTGATGATTACATTATATATCCTCATGATGAGAGCCAAACACCTGTATTAAAGCCTTATTGTAAAGCTGTTACCTTGTATCCTGTGATGCTTAATGGTACTAAAGATATTGATGGTGTAACTCCTGGACCACCTAATGATATTCAGTCATTTAGTGGACAAGTTACTAATTTAATGTTCTTATTATCATCACAGGTAAGAGGGGCTGTAGCTATGGGAGACTATATTATAGCTTTAAATTATTATGTAATTGCAGAATATGGTGATAAATGGTATGATAAATTAGACTGCTCTATTTCATCTGAGCATTGTCTTAAAAAGAAGACTATTAAAGATGCTATTAGGAAAGGAATGAAGCAATTTATATATGGTATTAATCAACCTGCAGGCAATAGAAGCTATAATAGTCCTTTCTCTAATCTTAATTTCTTTGATAAGTATTACTATGAATCATTATTTGGAGAGTTCTATTATCCAGATGGTTCTAAACCAGAATGGGTAGCAATAGATAAACTTCAGAGAATCTTTATGGAATTACATAGAGAACTTAGATTAATTAAACCTCTAACTTTCCCAGTAACTTCAGTTTGTATGCTTCATGATAATAATAATTGTCTTGACTTAGAAACAAAGAAATGGGTAGTAGAAGAATGGGCTAAAGGAGGTAGCTTCTTTCTATATCTAAGTAATAATCCTAATAGTATTTCTTCATGTTGTAGGGTTCAAAATGAAATAGTTGATAATACATTTAATTCTACTATAGGATTAACAGGTATTATGACTGGTTCAGCTAATGTAATTACTCTTAATTTAAATAGAATAGTTCAAAATTGGATTAGATGTAAAGATAATAATATACTTCTTAAAGATTATCTTAAAAGTATACTTGAAAGAGTATATAAATATCAAATAGCATATAAAACTATGCTATATGAAATGGAAGATAAAAAGATGTATAGCAGTTCTAATGCTGGTTATATCTTTATGAAGAAGCTATTCTGTACTATAGGAGTAATTGGCTACTGTGAAGCAGCAGAAGCCTTAGGGTTAAAAGTAGATAATAATAAAGAGTATAAGGATTTTCTTAAACTTATATTCTCTACTATACAAGAAGAGAATAAGAAGCACTCTATTCATGATAAAAAGAGACCATTTGTATTTAACTTGGAAGCAATTCCAGGAGAGAATTTAGCTGTAAAGTTATATGAGCAGGATAAAAAAGATGGTTATAAAGTACCTGAAGATCAAAATCTGTATAGTAGTTACTTCTTTAAACAGTGGGATGAAAATATATCTATATTAGATAAATTAAAACTACATAATAGAGATGTGAATACATACTGTGGAGGAGGTCAAGCTTGTCATATTCATTTAGATGAACATCTAAGTGAAGCACAGTACACAAAGATACTAGATTTTGCTGTAAAGGAAGGGTGTAATTATTTTACTTTTAATATACCTATTAGTGAATGCTCAGATTGTGGTCATGTAGTTAATTCTCCTATCAAAGTATGTCCTATATGTGGTAGTGAACATATAGATTACTGGGTAAGGATAATTGGATTTCTTAGACCTTATAGCTCCTATAGTAAAGCTAGAAATATTGAAGTAAAGAAAAGAATATTTAGCGATGGAAAGGAAGAAATATGACTATAAGTATATTAGATTATAATGTGGGTGAAATAGTATTACTTCATGTTGATGAAAGTCAGATAGATCTTCAGAATGATGATGTTGAAGAATTTCTTGAAAGTAAGGGATTTAAAATGAGTCAAATACACTATATGTGTTCTGATACACTAACTATAAGATCAATATAATGCTGAAATATGTAGATACTAAAATTGTTTTTCAAGAAATTCCTGATGAAATAACATTAGCTATTAATATTTCAAATTGTCCATGTCACTGTAAGGGATGCCATAGTGCATACCTTGCAGATGACATTGGTATTGAATTAAATGAAGAAGCACTAGCTAATTTAATAAGTATTAATAAAGGAATTACATGTGTAGCTTTTATGGGTGGAGATAGTTCCCCTTTAGAAGTAGAACACTTAGCTGCATTTATTAGAGATAAATATACAGGGTTATTAACAGCCTGGTATTCTGGTAGGGAATATGGGTATTATACTAAAGTAAATTATAAAGTATTCAACTTTGTCAAATATGGTCCTTATAGAGAAGATTTTGGTCCCTTAAATAAGAAAGATACTAATCAAATACTATTTAGAACCCATATAGATAAAGATGGATTATTAACTCTTGAAGATATAACTTCCAAGTTACAAAAATAAGTATGATAAAAATAAATAAAAAAGAATATATTAAAGATGATATAGCGGTAAGAGAAACAAAAATAACTTTTATTGGTGTTACAGTATTTAAGAGATATAGTACAACGACCAATAATAATACAATTAATGTACTAAGTAAAGTAGAAACAATAAAGCCTAGGGCGATAATAGGATTTAAAAAAGATGAAATTAAAAATAAAAGTAAAAAACATAAGACAAAGTCAAGAGATTAAAATTATTGATAAAGGAGATTGGATTGATTTACCTACAGCTTCTCAAGTTACTCTTAAAGGTCCAATAGCAGAAACTCTTCATAGACAAAAAGGGAAAGGTGAGACTGTAAATAAATTTAGAGATGTTATATTCCCTAAAGTAGTGAATATACCTTTAGGTATTGCTATGCAATTGCCAAATGGATATGAGGCTATTTTAGTTCCAAGAAGTAGTACTTTCAGTAAATATGGTATTATATGTGCTATTAGTTTTGGAATTATAGATCATTCATATAGTGGAAATAATGATGAATGGAAATTCCCAGCATTAGCTATGAGAGATACTAAGATAGAGGAAGGTTGTAGAATCTGTCAATTTAGAATACAACTTAGTCAGAAAGCTACAATGTGGCAAAAGATTAAGTGGCTATTTACCTCTAAGATTGAAATTGAATATGTAGATCATCTATCAAATACTGATAGAGGAGGATTTGGTTCTACAGGAATATAATAATTTAATACTTTGAATATATATGATAATGCAAATGATAACAATATTAGTTGTACTATTGGCTGTAGTTGCCATTGGATTAATAGTTAATGGTGTAGAAGACAGTAATAAGTGCACAAAAATATCATTTAAGGAATCTCTTGACTTAACAGATCTTCCAATAATAACATTTATATATGGCCCTAATAAATTACATTTCTTACTAGATAGTGGTGCAAATAAATCTGTTATTGATGAAAGAGTGTTTAATACATTAAATATTCATTTAAAGGAAAATGCTACATCTATACCTATATATGGAATAGAAGGTACTTCAACAGATACTAAAATATGTTCAATGACTATTAGTTATAAAGAACAGGATTTTACATCTGATTTCTGTGTAATGGATTTAAGTGCAGCTTTTGATAATGTAAAAAATGAATCAGGTGTAACTGTACATGGTATTTTAGGAAATTCATTCTTTACTAAGTATAAGTATATACTTGACTTTGATGAATTAGTTGCCTATAATAAATATAAGTAATGATATATTTAGTTTCAAGAAATCAAGAATTATTTTCTAATGACCTATTCAAAAATATATCTGTAAAGGAATCTATAGATATACTAAAGTCTTGGAACTTATGCCAGTATGATTCAGAAACATCTGGCAAAGATGCTCATATATGTAATATTCTATCTATGCAATTTGGTAGTATTGATAAATCAACTCAAATAGTAGTTGATTGCACTACTATTTCTCCTTTAGAATATAAGGGGGAACTAGAAAGAATGTTACTTATAGGGCAGAATATAAAGTTTGATTTACAATTTCTCTATAAGTATGAGATTATTCCTTTGAGAGTATATGATACTATGATAGTTGAGCAGGTATTATATCTAGGTTTTCCTTACTTGAAAATATCTCCTGTAGAATATGAAGAAGGAAATTATGATTTTCCTTATATTAAAGTGAAAGATAAAGATGATAATTTATTATATCAATTAAGTTTTTCATTAAAGGCTTTAGAATTAAAGTATCTTCATAAGGAAATGGATAAAACTGTAAGAGGAGAGATTATCTGGAGGGGTCTAGATGACAAAGTTATTGAATATGCTGCTAATGATGTAGTAGATTTATATGATATAATGTTAATTCAGTTAAGATTATGTAATGAAAAAGGATGTTATAATGGCATTAGATTAGAATGTGAATATATACCTGCTATAGCTTATATGGAATGGTGTGGTATAAAGCTAGATGAAGTTAAGTGGAAAGCTAAAATGAATACTGATAGAATAAATTATAATAAATCTATTAAAGATTTAAATGATTATATTGCTAGTAATCCAAAAACAAAGCAATTTACTTACATAGATTATCAAGGAGATTTATTTACTGGTTATGATACTACTCTTAAAAGTTCTATAGATTGGGGTTCTAGTAAGCAAGTTACTAAAGTGGCTAAATTATTAGGATTTAATACTACAGTTATTGATAAAAATAGTGGGGAAGAAAAAGATAGTGTAATTGAAAAGCAATTAATTTCTCAGAAAGGTATAGATGATACTTTCTTAGATCTATATTTTAAACATCAGGAATACCACAAAGTAGTAACTTCATTTGGTCAGGGTCATCTTAATGCTATTAATCCTATTACAGGAAGAATACATACATCATTTAAACAATTAGGTACTATTTCAGGGAGGTTATCTAGTGGTAGTACACAGATAAATACTGATTTAGCTAAACTAAAAGGTTTACCTATTAAACCTTCTGATAAACAGAAAAGAGAGGGTCTAGCATGCTCTTATCCTAATTTACAACAATTACCTAGTGATGAAATAACTAGAAGTTCTTTTATTTCTGAAAAGGGTAGTAAATTTATTTCATGTGATTATAGTGCTGAAGAGTTAGTAAAATACTAATATAACATAATAAATTTTATAAATAATTTGGTTATTACGATTATAATGCTTATATTTGCATATTAATTTAAATATGTAGATATGAGTAAATTTTCAAAAGAAAAAGAATCCTCTATTATAGAAGACTATAAAAAAGGATTAAATACAGTAGAAATTGCAAAGAAGTGGAATACTTATAATACTTCTATTAGAAGAGTCCTTATGAGATATAATATACCTCTAAGAAGTACACAGAAGGTACAAAGATTATGTAAACATAATCCATTTAAAAGTAATGATGAACTATCTGATTACTTTCTTGGGTTATTACTTACAGATGGAAATATTAGTAAAAAAAGTGGTACTAAATATACTTATAGTATATCTCTTGGATTAAATGAGAGGGATGGATACATAGTTGAAAAATTTAGAGACTTTGTATCCCCTTCTTTGAAAGTATCAAAAGTACTTCAAAAAATTAATTCATCTTATATGTACAGTGTAGCATTTGTAAATGATGATGCTGAGTGTTGGCTAAGAAGGAAAGGCAATTTCTATAATAAAAGTTATAATTGTAAAATTTATACACCTATAAATTGGAACATATTAAGAGGCATATTTGATGGTGATGGAGGTTTTCATCCAAGTAGCGGTCATCTTGACTTTTTTATATGTGGTAAATCTTTGGACTTTATAAAACAAATAAAATATTTTTTAGATAAATATAATATTACTTCTTATATAAGAGAAAGAACTAATAATTATGGTAATAAATTATATTATATAGAAGTTTATAAAATAAAAGATGTTTTATTTATAGGTAGTATGTTATATTTTAATGCCTGTATTTTTATAAAAAGAAAATACAATAAATGGCTCTCCTTCTATGAAAGTAGAAGTGTGTAAATACCTTAAATTCAGGGAAAATCTGGCATGATAACCCTGAGCAAAGTCTATCCACCTAAATGGTAATTTTCAAAGTAGATAGAAATGTGCAGAGACTATAATAGGTACACCTAAGTTTTTATAAATAAGGTGAAGGGATAGTCCACCCTAGTATGGGTGCAAGATTAGGAGCAGATATATACAAAGATAAAGAATTTTTAAAAGAATTTCTTGAAAGAAGTGGAGACACTCATAATATGTTTGCTTGGATTGTATTCAGAAAAGAATGTATAGAATGTGGTTGTAAATCAGCAGCAGATGTTAAGGCATTAGCCCCTAAATGGAGAAAGAAAGTAAAAGGTGTAGAATTTGCATATATGTTTGGAGCAGCAGCACCAACTATTGCAAAATCTGCTAATTGTACAGTAGAAGAGGCTCAGAGTTATATTGATATGCTAGATAAGGAATTTATAGGTGTTTCTTCCTTTGCTAAAAAAGGATCACAATTTGTAAGAAAAAATGGTTACATTTTAATCAATCCTTTAACTGGAACTAGATTATATTGGTGGGATTTTAATAAATGGTTATCAGTACAAAATAGTTTTACTAGAGAATTTTGGGATGATTATAAAATAAATCATAAAGGTACTGGAGATAGTATTGCTTTACTAGTTAGAAAACATTTTAAAATAGCAGGTAATTATGATAGATTAGCTAGAAATGTAGTAACTCAGGGAACTGGAGCTATAATTTTAAAGAAAGCTAGTATCATGTTATTTAACTACATAGTAAGTAATAACTATTTTAATAAAATTAAATTATGTGTAGAAGTACATGATGAAATAAATTGTGAGTTCCCCGAAGAAATAACAGATTTTCCATCTATATTAAAAAAAATAATGGAAGATGCTGCAGCTATTTATTGTAAATCTTTGCCTATTCCTGCTGATGCAGAAATAAACACGCATTGGGTTCACTGATCTATTTCAGTGGAATTATTTGCATATATCAATTTATTATTGTACCTTTGTAGGATAATAAAAAAAAGATTATGATATATTTTACTGAAGATCAGATTAATAAAATTATAGAAATGTACCAAAATGGACAAACTTTGTTGTCTATAGGAAGTGTATTCAATGTTTCTAGAGTAACTATACAAAAGGTATTAGTTGGTAATTATCCTGCATATACAGGAAAGAAAAGAGCTAAAGAGGCTAGTATAGACCAAAAGAAGACTTGTTCTAAATGTGGTAAAGAATTACTTTTAAAGTATTTTAATGTTGGAAATTCTCTATATGGCAGAAGAAGTTTCTGTAGAGAATGTGAGCATATTATACAAAATACTCCAGAAGCCTTAAAAAGAAGAAGAGATTTAGAAAAAATAAAAAGACAATCTATTGAATATGTAATTAAATCTAATAAAAGAGATCAAGATAGGAGAGTAAATAATACTATTTCTTATCAAAAGTATCTTTTAAGATCAGCTAAAAGAAGAGCTAAACTTAGAAATTTAGATTTTAATATTACTATAGATGATATTCCTATACCTGATAAATGTCCTTTATTAGGTATTACATTAATACCTAATACTACTAAAGCTTCTGATAATTCTCCATCTTTAGATAGAATTATTCCAAGTTTAGGTTATATAAAAGGTAATGTTTGGATTATTAGTTATAGAGCTAATAAAATAAAAAATGATGCCTCTTTAGAAGAGTTAGAAACCATTGTAAATAATTTAAAATCAAAAATTAAATAGTGATCATTGGGTACATTAAAAAAATAAACTATGTTAAATGAAGAATTATTAGATAGTAAAACTAAGAAAATAGCATTTTTAAGTAGTCAAATTAAGGCTTTTAAAAAGTATGATGAAGAGAGAAAAGCCTATTATAAAGATGCTTTAATTAGACTTGGAGAATCAGAGGAATTAATAAATTGTATTGAGTCCTCTGATCCTATAGTAGAATTAAAGAATTTAGTAGTAGAAAAGAATAATATCATTAAAGAATTAAGAAGAGCTAATGATCTTATAAATATATGTAATAAATACTCTGATGATGACTTAAAAAACTTTAAAGACTTAACTACTAAACATGCTAACAATGTAGAAGTAGAGAAGTTAAAATTAGAAATATCTTTATTAAGAAAAAAGTTAAAACAGTATGAGTCAGAATAATGTAAATCATCCTTCTCATTATAATTGGTTAAAGGAGAAAAGTGGTATTGAAGTTATAGATATTGCAAGATGGTTAGACTTTGATTTAGGTAATGCCATTAAGTATATTTTAAGATCAGGGCATAAAGAAGATTCTTCAATGACAATTATTGATAAAACTATTGAAGACTTAGAAAAAGCTATATGGTATCTTCAAGATGAGATTAAAACTCTTAAAGAAGTAAAAAATAAATTTATTAAAAAATGAAAATGAAAAAGTACAAAGGAATAAAAGAAGTTAATGCTAAACCTATGACTAGGTTAAAGTATAATGAATTAAGAGGTTGGACACTGCCAGAAAATGAAAATGGCTCTGATGAAGGTTTCTTAGTAGAAGATCTTAGTAATAAACCTAATGTTGAAGGGTATAAAGGGTATATACAATGGCTTCCTAAAGACAATTTTGAATCTTCTTATAGTTTAGCAGATACATTTAAAGATAGATTAACTCTTGAATTTAATGAATTAGCTAAAAACTATATAAGATTATGTGATTTTCTTGATTCAGATAATTTTAATGATATAGTTAAAAGTACTGAAGTTACTGCTTTATTAGTTGAACAGAAAGAAGTAATGAAGAAGTATTTAGATATATTAGATAAGAGAAGAGATCTAGCTAATACAAATGACTAATATATTCTTATAGTAAAATAATTTAAATAAAATAAATATGGAATTAGAAGAGAATTCAGTTGAAAGTGTAAAAAAAGATGATGCAAAGAAACTCCTTACATTTAAGGAGTTTAAAGACACACAATTAAAAGGTAGAAAAGTAAGTAATATATTTAAATCTCCCTTATTTATAGCAAGTGTATTCTTTGTTATATTAAAACTAGGTAAAGTATTATCACTTCCTTGGTTCTTTGTATTATTTCCATTTATGCTTGAAATAGTTATGGTTATAGCAATCTTTGTTTGTATCCATATTCTATATGTAGCTTATAAAGAAGATAATCAAATTAATGATATACCAGATGACAGACAGCACAATGATTAAGTTTATACTATATATAGTAGGAGTAATTTGCTCCTACTATATTATAGCTAAGTCAATATATAAAGAAAAAGTTGTAGGATTAACTTTAGGTGATCTACTACTTGCTTTATTTATATCTGTAGGGTCTTGGATAACATTTCTCTTATTTATATCTGATAAGATACTAGTTATAAAGAAAAACAATAAAAAGAAATAATAAAAAAAATATGAATGAAATAGAAATAATATTTTGCAGAGGTATTCCAGGAAGTGGGAAAACTGTGTGGGCAAAGGAGTGGGTTCTAAAAGATACTACTAAAAGGATAAGAATAAATAATGATGACTTAAAGCTGATGATGCAGCCATTAGAATTTCCTTTTAATCAAGTACTAGGTCCTTTATTTAGAAAAACTAGATTAGCAATAATTAAAGAGACTATAAAAAATGGACTAAGTGTAGTAGTTGATAATATGAATCTAAGTATTACTTTACTAAAGAAAGAGGTAGAATTAATTAAGAAATATTGTAATACCTATAAGATTAATTGCACTATTTCTGTTAGAACCTTCAATGAATCATTAGAAGAGTGTATATTTAGAGATTCATTTAGAACCCACCCTGTTGGTGAGGAACTTATTACCTCTTTATATAAAAACTATAAAGATATATTAAATTCAGATGAAACAATATACCTTTAAAGAATTTACAAAATTACTAAATAATAATGGCTTTTATTTAAATAGAAAAAAAGGAGATCATTTTATCTTTACTAATAGTATAGGAAAGCATATAAGTGTGCCTTTTAATATTAGATGTGTAATAGCTAAAAGACTTATAAAAGAAAATAATTTAAAATAAAAATATGAAATTAATAGAACAATGTGTAACAATGCTTCAGAGGGATAGAGATACTGATTTGCCAGAACTATTTAAATTTATTGAAACTGTAGGTAGAGTATGTTACAAATCAGAGGATAAAATTACCGATGACTCATATAGAGGATTTATAAATCGGATTATAAGTAGTGGGCATTTATCTGTATTAGAACATGGTACTGTATATCTATGTATAAGAGGTAATGAATTAAGTATAAGAAAACCAGATATAGAAACTCTTTTGAGTTCTCCTTATACTTTCTACAATGAACGTAATGGTACACTATATATTACAACCAATTATAGAGTACTAGTTGAGAATCATATTGAACAGTTATATGATGATTATTCAGTGATACAATATGATCAACATATACCTAGGATAACATTTAAGTTCATTTGTAGCAGGGCTATAGCGAATGAGTTGGTTAGGCATAGAATATTTAGCTTCTCCCAAGAAAGTTCACGTTATTGTAACTATAGTATGGATAAGTTTGATAATCAACTTACTTTTATTAAACCCTATTGGTATACAGGTGTAAATGAAGGGGGTATAATTGCTAACGAGAATGAAGGTATTTTTAACTTTACTCTTGAAGATAGTGAAAGAAGATATTTTGAATTACTAAAAGGAGGTATGCAACCTCAACAAGCTAGAGATATATTACCTTTAGCTCTAAAAACAGAACTAGTTATGACAGGTACTTTACCACAATGGCAGGATTTCATTAAATTAAGAGAATCTCCTAATGCCCATCCTGATATTCAAATATTAGCTAAAAAAGTAAAAGAAACAATATATGACATGTTTAGAATTTAAGTTCTAATATATTAAATATAAATATACTATAAGTTTTATACTTATAGTATTGTTTTTATGAATTAAAAGTATTACCTTTGCAAAATAATTAAAAAATAAAAATTATGAGTTGTTTATTAATGACTGAAGAAATAAAAGAGATAGCGAAATCATTTCCACAGGAAACTGCTGAATCTATTAAAAATCTTATTTCTTTATGGCAAGAAAGTGGTAAAGGTTCTATAGAATCTTATCCAACTGTAGGAGAATTATCTGACTTTATGATCAAACTTAGAGAGAATAAGGATAATTCTTATGACTATAATACTACTACTATTACTACTAACAGTGATGATTTAAGACAAGTTGCAAAGGACTATGATCCTATTAAAAGAAGGGATAGAGCTAATTTAATAGCAAAATTATTTAGTAATGAAATTGATACTTCATTACAGGAGGTATCTGAATATGTAAATAAAAAGTCAGGAGACCCAGAGGTTGAAAATAAAGAAGAACTTATTTCCAAATTAAATGATTTGGATAGAATATCTGTTCTTAATTTATATACTCCTGCTGGCATCTTTAATAGAGTTCTAGACATATTTAAAAAGTATGTTAATGACTCTATGGAGAATAATATTGCAGCAGAACTTGATACTATTAATTCTAAGAAAGGCTCTGAAAGATATTCAGATGAAAAGAAATTAGAAGCAGCTAAGAAAATAGCTGCCTATAAAAATTCTGAATATGAAAAACTAATTAGAAATTTCAGAGCTTTAGCAGATGAGGCAGGAGCTATTTTATCTATTACTGAAGGTATAGTAGTAGATTCAGATGATATGGCTTCTTCAGATGTGGATATGACAGAATCTGATACAGATGCTGTAAAAGTAAAGGCTGATGAATTATCTAAAGAGGAATCTGTTAAAGATGGTTGGATGACTAATTTTAGAGAAATTAGCTCACATGAGTCACTGTCTAAGAAAGTAAGAGAAGTAATAAGCAACATACCTAAGCTTAATAGCAGAGGTAAGATTGAGAAGGATGATTTAGGTTTCCCTAGGTATCTGGATGCTGATTATGTTCATGCTGCTTTGATTGATAGCTTAAAGGACATGATTAACTCCAGTGATATGATTCCTACTTTAGATAAATTATCAAATAATAAAGTTTGGGTTAAACAACTAATCAAAACTATACAAGGTGATAATACTTTATTCTCTAAATTCTATCAAGATTTCAGAAAGGATTTTACACCTTATTGGATTCAAATCAAGAAGTTAAATCCTGATGGAACATTTAATGTACAAACTAAGCAGGTTAATAAACCTGAAGGTATATATTATCTAATAAATAGTTGGAGAGATAACTATGAAGGTAATGTAATACTAGATAAAGATAGTGTTTATACTTCACAAGGTTTTAATGCTAGTAATGCTGGTAAAGGTCTAGCTATATTATCAGGTATCAATAGTAAATTTAATAATTTATCTAATAAAGATAAAGCAGAATTAGCAGGCGAAGATGAATCTATATTTAATGACTTACTAAAGGCATTGCATATGGTTGGTGTAGATGCTAATCCTGATATGTTAAAGAAAGTTATTGGTACATATATAGGGACTGATAAAGTAGACTTTACTCCATCTGTAGTTACTCTAGTTAATTCATTAAATGTTATCTTTAGTGGTATAGCAAAGAATAAAGTTAGTACTTCAGATAATAATAAAAATGATTTAATTAATTTATTTAGCAATTCATATTCTAATATAGCAAATATGCTTGCAGAAGTAACTGAAGATGCTATAGAGAGCAGTAGTAGAGAGAATGGTAAATCCTACTATTCTCATGTAAATCCTAGTTATCTTGGTAAATTAATTAAAAATCTTAAAAATGTATACAATAATGAAGAGAGGTTTGAGCAATTCATAAATACAGAATTTAAACAATATAACTGGTTCTTTAAGAATAATTCTTGGAGAAATGATTGGCTTAATCAGTTAGTCAATTCTCCTAAAATGAGAGAAGGTTTAAATAGAAAGGTATTATTAAATTCAGACAAGGTAGAATATACTAAATGGGATGACCTAGATTATTCTTTAATTCTATTTAATGAGTATAATAGTGAACCCTCTAATATTAAATCAGATACTAAGTGGGCATGGTATCATGTACCTATTTTATCTGATAGTCCTTCTGCAGAATTCATTAGATTTAGAAAATATACTAATGGAGATATGTATAATGAGGATGGTGAACCTATGAGCTATCAAGAGATACTGACTACTAAATTTATAGATCTAGTAGGACAAGAGTATGATAGAATTATGCTAGTGAGAGCTAGAGATAATGCCTATCAGAGTGGGGATAAGTCAATTAAACCAATAACTAATTTTGATATTGTTAGAAATAATAATGGTGAAATCAGTAATATTGGTGGAGCAGAATTTAAGTTCTTACCACAGTTAAACTCTGTAGAATTGCAGGGTGAGTCATTCTTAGATACTATAGCTAGACTTAGAGAAGATGGTGATGGTGCTGCAATGAAATCTTATATATCAGCAGTTATACAAGATATTATGGAGTCTTCTTTTGAAGATGCTTATAAAGAATGGTATGATAATGGTGTATTTGAGGAAACTGAAAATGGTAAATTTAAGAATTTAACTTTCAGAGATAGTATCATAAAGAATAATTCTAATCAGGCAAAACTTCTTAGAGAGATTAAGCAATTAGTAACTTCTGAAAGTTCTGAGTCTTGGAGTGAGAATATGGAGTCTCTATTACAACAGTATGTTAATAATAGTCCTATTAATGATAACTTTGCTTCATCAGTTCTAGATGACATTTATGAATTGGAGTTTTCTGATGAGAAATCAGCAGAAAAACTAGAGAATCTAAAGAGTAGATTATCATTAAAGAATACTGCTAAGGAAGCTTTCAGAGAATACTTCTGGAATAGTTCATTTGCAACTTCTCAAATAATTCAATTAACTACTACTGATTTAGCATTTTATAAAGGTGCAGTAGATTTTCAAAAGAGATATAAGGAGATTTATGCCTCTCCTCTTAGATTAAATACTGATGCTACATTTAATGGTGAAAAAGTAGGTAGGAAAATAGAAAGAACTATTTATCTTAAAGATGAAGAGATAACTTCTAGCGTTCTAGATGATATTAATGAAATATTGAAAGAGAAGAATGTTCCTGGTAGAGAGGAAATCATTAAGAAGTTTAAAGAAGTAAATGTAGCTGATGCTCAAGCTTATAGAAGTCTAGATTCTTATAGAGCTATTAAGGTTATGTCTGGAGATTGGAATGATGATATGGAAAAAGCTTATCATAATTTCAAGAATAATACTTGGGATGCTTCAGATTTTGATACTATTTGGCAGACTATTAAACCATTTGTATTTACACAAGTAAGTAATAATAGTGGTATAGATACCTTTGGTAATATTAAAACACCTGTACAGCATAAGAACTCAGAGTTTTTACTTTTAGCTATGTACAACTTAGTATCTGGTCCTCTAGGTAAATCTGGCAAATTAAGAGCTATTAATAGTTTCATGGAGCAGAATAATATAGATGTAGTGCAATTTGAATCTGCTGTAAAAGTAGGTAAACAAGGAGTAATAAATCTAAATTCTACTATAGATAATTCTGTAAAGAAGAAACTAGATAATGACTTAAAAGAAGGCACTATTACACAAGAGGAATATAATAAGCAAATAGATTCTTATAATGTAGATTCATTTGATAAGACTTTAGAAATTCTAAATAATACTACTGGAATAGCAGCAGGTAATGAAGACCCTAATGTTGTACATGCTATAAGCTATGAAGATTATGGTATTCAGACTGCAACACCTGAGCATTTAATAGATGCTAAGCAATTATTAGGAACACAGATAAAGAAACTAATTACAGCAGATATTCCAGAAGATGCAATTATATCAGTTAATGGCAAGAACTTTAGTAAGGCTGAATTTCTTTCTCTCTATAATAGTATTATTACTGAGAATATGTTAGAGTCTTATGACTCTGTTAAGAAAGAACTTCTAGATCCTAAAGAGGTGTCTAATATATTAATTGAAACTGTCAAGGGTAATAAGAAGTATAACTATGATATGATTAAAGCTTGTACATTAGATAATAATGGTGATTTTACTATTCCATTATTTGACCCTGTGCAATCTGTTAAAACTCAGCAGATGCTTAACAGTATTATTAAGAGTAGAATAGTTAAACAAAAACTAAAAGGTGGAGCATTAATTCAGGTTTCTGATTATGGATTATCAGATGATTTACATATTGTATTTACAGGTAAGGGAGAGAACAAAAGAATTAAGTATCTTGAATGCTACATGCCTGCTTACAGTAGAGACTTCTATGAACCATTAATGAATCCAGAAACTCATCAATTAGATGTGTCTAAATTACCTGAGGATCTTAGAAAGTTAATAGGATATAGAGTTCCAACTGAAGATAAATATAGTATGGTTCCTCTGTATATCAAGGGTTTTCTTCCTCAACAGAATGGTTCAGCTATAATGTTACCTTCAGAGATTACTGCCTTATCAGGTTCAGATTTTGATGTAGATAAATTATATATTATGTTACCTGAATTTGGTATATCTAAGTATAATATAAGACAGGCTAGAGAAGATTTTGCTAAATCAAATGCAGCCTATCACTCTATAATGTCTTCATTCTCTAATAGCCAATTAGCAAATGAATTAAATGAAGATGAAGACCCTTCATTTAAAGAGTGGTTCAGAAGTAATAAAGAAAACTATAGGAAGCAAAGAACCTCTTTATACAAAATAAAATATGATTTTAATTTAAAGCCAGAAGAGAATTCTTTAGCAGCTAGAAATAATCTGATTATTGATATGATGTATGGAGTACTAACTAATCCTGATACTGCTCCTAAAATTCTTAATCCTGGTGGATTTGATTATCAGAAAAGAGCAGCTAAGATTGTATCTATATTACAAAATTCTACTATAGAATCTTTAAGAGAAGATTTAAAAGGTATGTCAAATTCTCCTAGTCAATCTGTATTAGAAACATTATTAAATATCACTAATGTTAAGGTACTAGAGAAACTGGCAGAAAAGAATAGGAAGTTTATAAATCCTTTATCTCCTAGGACACAAGTTTATTTTCATCAACAAAATATGACTGGTGGAGAATTGATTAAGATGTATGCAAATCATAACTCTAATCATGCTCTAATACAGCATACTAAGTTAGAATTAAATTCTGCAGGTAAATTTGTTCTTAATGGTAAATCTTTAACTTCTTTACATGAAATAAAGAATCCTGAAGGAGAATTTATTTCTAGAAATAATGCAGGTTTTCTTGCTGCTTCAGTAGATAATGTTAAGGATCAAGTACTAGCAGATATTAATCAAAATCTATTTACTTCTGATGCTTCTATGTTATTATCAAGATTAGGTTATACTCCTGTTGAAATAGGTTTACTTATGAGTCAGCCTATTGTAAAAGACATGACTAATTATTATTTTAGAAATTATAGAAGTGGTATAAACAAAGATACTGCTATTAAGAATGTTCTAAGTAAATATGCTAAAAGATCTAGTGTATCTAAGATACTATCTTATGATAACTATGCTGGAAGAAGTTTTAGTAATGAGGAATTAGCTCAGTATTTACTACAAAATAATAATAGAAGTAAAGCTGATACAATAGAATTCTCTAGAAATCAATTAGCTATTGGAGTACTATTTCAAAGAATAATGAACTCAGCAGATGCTCTTAGTCTAGTTGTTCAAGCTACAAGATCTGATACTCCAGCTGGAGCTGCAGGTCCTACTATAGCTCATACTATGAATAAGATACAGAAAGTTGAGACACTTTATGATAAGATGGATACTCTAAGTTTTCCTTTGAATAATGCAGATGTAGTAAAGGTAATTGATAGTAAGAGTATGTCAATATCTAATTTAAGAAATACTTTAAATGAAAGTCCTTTGCCTTATATACAAGCAGCTTTTACCTGTGGTATAACTGGGACAGAGGGTATTTTCTCAAAGTATTTTCCTAATTATACAAAGTCATTTAAGGAAGTATTTACTGGTAAGGGTAATAACTATGATGGCTTTAATGGATTCTATGACATCTCTAAAACTGGTAAATTAGATGTAAAAACTATTAATAGTATTTATAATGATCTACTAGTATATGTAATGTCTAAAACTAAATTCTTTGGTAGTGAGTTTGGAGAGATAACTTCTGAAGATAAAAGAAGAAACTTTATTAATAATTTTCCTTCTGAATTTAAGAAGATTGTAACTAATAATGAAGATATAGCTTCTCTTGATTTTATTAAGAGATTACAAGTTGTTAAGCCTTCTAGAACCAATCCAGTAGAAACTCTTGTATTTAAGAATGTAGGTCAACTAAGTTCTACTCTTAAAGAGAGATATATGAGAGATTGGGAATCATTACTCTATATGAAGAATGAGGAAGCACAAAAGTTAGCTCTAAATTTATTTAGATATAACTTCTATAGAAATGGATTTTCTTTTGGTGCTAATTCATTCATTCATTTAGCTCCAACATCTTTAAGATTAGCTGTACCTGATTATATTTCTACATTAAGAGGTTTACTAAATACTAATGATAGTTATAAAGAATTTATAGGTCAATATATTAGTAATCACTTAAATAATAGAAGATTAGTACCAGAGATAAAAACAGGTTCAATAAAAGATAATATAGTTAAGGATAATAAAGCAATAAAAGAATTTACTATTGATGGGAATTTCCCAAGAGTTGACTTAGATCCTTTTATTAAAACTGCTATTACTGTAAATGGTACAACTATATATGATTTTCTTGATTATATAGCAGTAAAAGGAAAAGATGACTTCTTCTATTATAAGAAAGATGAAGGCAGTGAATTAAATACGGCAACTTACTATAGAATTAAACCTCTAGGAAAAGTTAATAATTTCTTAGAGTATGAATATGGTAAAGATGTAGATGCTATGAATTCTGTATTGCCATCTAATAGTAATACTGATATAAATGATACTGGTAATAGTGTAACTGAGGATAATAATAATACTGATTATAATGAGGAAGATTCTACAGATAATATAGATGACTCAAGTGATGAATCTATGGAAAAGCAAGAACCATCTGCTGATGATATAAAAGGTATTATGGATATTCCAAAGGATGCTTTTAGAGCAGTTTATGGATCAGAATTAGAAGATGCTCCTAATATTCATTCAGGTATTAATTCAATACAATCTAATGATGATTACAAGGATGCCAATGGTGAACCTATTTGTTAATTAATTAAGTATAAGATATGAAGTTACAGTGTGCAATTATTCCTAAAGTAAAAAACAAAAATAATGAATTAGTAGATAGTAGACTCTTTAAGGGTCTACTATCACTAACTACTAGAGAATCTGCTAGAGATATTTATTTAAAAACCAAATCTAGTGATTTTATTAATAACTGGAATAGTAAATTAAATCTTGATGAAAATGGAGAACCTACTATAAGTAGTTTAATGTACAAAGCAGGTTTAAATAAAGTCATTGCAGAAAGTAATGTACTTACAAAACTAAATAAAGATATTGGTTATTTTAAAAAGGGGTCTGATAGAGTTTCTTTAAATATAAATAACCAAGAAAACTATAACAAGTTTAAACAAAAAGCTATTGAATTTAATACTACTTCTGACTACAGAGATAACTTTGTAGCTTCAGTAGTAAAAGTACAAGACTCTGAGACAGGAGAAATATATATTGCTCCTAAGGTAGAAAGAAGAAATGCTTACAACTCTCTAAATGCTTCTAATATGAGTTATAATGAAGCTCTTAATACTAGATTAAGAGAAATATTAGAGAGTAAAAATATATCAATAGGTGCTCTAAATGATTTAGAGAGAAGATTAAATATTAATGGAGTTACTGATTTTGAATTAGCTAAAGCTTCTGTAGATGGTATAATTCAGTTAATTAGATTAGCCCAAGGAGAAGCAGGAGAGAAGGCTTTACCAGAAGAATTCTCCCATTTTGCTGTAGAAGCATTAGGTGATAACCCTTTAGTTAATAGATTAATTAATTCTATTGTAGATAATGATTTAATTAATGAAATATTAGGAGAGGATTATGATGACTACAGTATAATGTATAATGGTAATCCTGCAGATATGGCTAAAGAAGCAGCAGGAAAGTTAGTGGCTAAACACTTACTAGATGTAGCAAGTATTCCTAGTAAGCCATATAAATCTATTCTAATAAGATTAATAAATGTAATAAGGGATTTCTTTTATAATATAGGTACTACAGATATTCAAAAGGCTGTACTTAATACTAATAGTATTGCTAATACTATAGCAGATGATCTGCTTAATGGTGATCTATCAAATAGCTTAGATTTAAAGAATATTAAAGTTACTAATAGATTATATCAATTATCTGAAAGAGCAGGTAAAACTAGAGACCTATTAAAGAGTATTCAATCTAATGAGTTAAAAAGATTGAGTATATATAGTACTAGAAATAATAATGCCAAGTTTACATTACATCAAAGAGAAGTAATAAATAATATTACTGAAAGTATAGAGAATAATGAAATAATTAATGGTATTTCAGAATTTACTAAGAATGCTCTAGATGAACTACAGAAAGTAAACTCTAGATTAAATAGTATGTTAGCAGGATCTTCTACTAATGATAGTAAATCAATAAATGAAAAGGCAGGAGTTCTAAGAGATATAAGAAATTATATGAGTAGCTTTGAACCTATATTTAAAGATATAAGAAAATCAGTACTAGAGGAAAGTAGATTTGATGATAATCAGTACTCTAGTGAACTAAAAGAAGTTTTAGATGAAGCTACTGGGGTACTAAATGATTTATCTATAACTTATAATGAAGTTGCAATGCCATTATTTGTTAGCTTTATTAAGCCATTTGTAGGTGATGGTATTACTATTCCCTTTGGAAAATATAAAGGTACTACAATGACTGCTGAAGATATAGTTAAAGAAGCTGGTAAGGATATTTCTTTCTTTAATCTTTGGCTGGATTCAATGGCTGATAGTACAGACTATATGCTAAAAATAATGGATCAAGCTGTTAAAAAGAGTAAAGAGAATGCTAGATTAGATACTATAGATGTTGTTAAAGAGTTACAATCTGCTATAATGACATTAGAGCAGTCAGGTATTAAAGATACTGAATGGATGTTTGAAAGAGATGCTGAAGGTAATTTAACTGGAAAATATATATCAGAAATTGATTACTCTTTATATAAAAAGAAATATGAAGAGATGACTCAAGGATTACATGATAAATATCCTAGTATATCTGATCCTAATGAAGAAAGAGAAGCAAAAAGAGAAAGAAAGAAATGGTTTACTGAGAACTTTGAAACTGTAGATGGTGTACATAGACCTAAGATTTCAATTTATAGTAGTGAAGCTTTTAAGAAATTAACTCCAGCACAAAGAGAATTCTATGATAAATTTATGAAAATAAAGAAGTCACTAGATTCATATTTACCTAATGCCAAGCTCTTAAATACTGTTAAGATTAGAAAAGACCTAGTTGAAAGAGTTAAAGGCTCTGATGATTTAAAGTCGGGAACTAAACAAATATGGGAAAGTATAAAGGATTCTTTTATAAGAAGAGCAGATGACACTGATTTTGGTTATAAGCATGCTACTAAAGATTTCAGTGGTAATGAAGTTATGTCATTGCCTATTTACTATACTAATCTAAAAGATGGTGAAAGTAATAATGATATATCAACAGATGCAGTGTCAACATTAACTGCTTATGCAGCTATGGCTAATGACTATAATCAAATGAATAAGGTACTAGATACACTTGAATTAGGAAGAGATTTACTAAGAGAAAGAAAGATCTTGCAGACCTCAGGTGGAAAGACATTAAAGGAAAAATTTAAGGTATTTGGAACTAAGGTAGAATCACCTATAACTATTTCAGGAGATAAAACAAAGTTCATGAAGAGACTTAATAGTTTCTTTAATATGCAAGTATATGGTAGATATATAGCGGATGAAGGTACTTTTGGTGATTCAAAAATAGATAAAGCTAAAACAGCAGATACATTTAACAGATTAACTTCTGTTAATACTCTGGCTCTAAATATATTGTCAGGTATTTCTAATGTTGCTACTGGTACTATAATGATGAGAATTGAATCTTTAGCAGGTGAGTATTATAATGAATCTAATACTTTACATGCTGATAGAAATTATGGTAGTGCTTTACCAGAGTATCTAGCAGAGATAGGTAATAGAGTTAAAGTAGGAAAACTAGCTCTATGGGATGAATTATTCAATGTAATGCAGGAATATGAAACAGAGATTAAAGAGTTGAACTATGATAGAAAAACATGGTTCACTAGAATGTTTGGTAGTTCAGCTTTATTTATGATGAATAATGCTGGTGAGCATTGGATGCAAAATAGAACTTCATTAGCTCTTGCTGATAGATATAAAATGAAATCACCAGAAGGTAAATTAGTTTCTCTATGGGATGCTATGGAAGTAGTTTATACTGATCCTAATAATAAGAAATTAGGAGCTAAGTTACAGGTAAAAGATGGTTATACTAAAGAAGATGGATCTGAATTTACTAGAGATGATATTATAGCTTTTAGTAGAAAAACTACTGCAATTAATGAGAGAATGCACGGTGTTTATAATAAAGCAGATAGAAGTGCAATGCAACAATTTGCTGTAGGTAGAATGGCTATAATGTTTAGAAAATGGGTTAAACCATCTTTAAATAGAAGATTTCAAGAAGCTACTTATAATATGGATCTACAAGAATGGACTGAAGGTTATTATAAAACTGCAGGTAGATTTATGATGCAATTAGCTAAAGACTTAAAACAATCTCAATTTGATATTGGTTCATCTTGGAGTGAATTAACTAATACTGAGAAAGCTAATATTAAGAGAGCTATAGTAGAAGTAGGACATTATTTAATGATAATAACAGCTCTAGGCTTAATTGATTGGGACACTAAAAATAGTACTTGGGCAGGTAAAATGGCTGAGTATCAATTAAGAAGATTGCAAAATGAAATTGGTGTATTAGTGCCAGGAAAACCTATGATAGATGAGGGTCTTAAATTAGTTAAATCTCCTGCTGCTGCTATACAGACAATTCAATCAACATTAGATTTACTTAATGTTATAAATCCTTATAACTATGAGGCTATTGGAGGTGAAAATGCTATTATGCAAAGTGGTGTATTTAAAGGTCATAATAAGGCTTATAAGTACTTAATGAGAAGTCCTCTAGCTCCAATGAGAAACACTGTAACAAGAGGTATTGCACCAGAATTGGCTATACCATTCTTCAAGCAGTAATTTAATATATTTCATAATTTTTAGTTATTAAAATGTAAGGGAAGAGAAATCTTCCCTTATTTTTTTTAATTCCTAACAAACAAAAATAGGAGAAACAGATTACTCTGCTTCCCCTATAAAAAATTTATTCCTAACAGTCTTAGAAATATGACCAAACAAATTAAAAACCTAGACAATTTAGAGCTTTCTACTTCTCTGCAATAGATACTTTATTCCACTTTGCTTTTGTCCAACCTTTTGAAGTCAGTGACTTTTTAGCATCATTTGATAGTGAATCATAATCTATATCTGTAATTACATCAATCTTACTATCATCTTTACTATTATTAGAATCTGTAATATCAGCCTTTTGACCACTCATTATAGAATCACCTATATTAGTAATATCATCTAGATCCAAATCATCTTCAAATTCTTCATCTACATCAGCTACAGCCTACTCTTTTAATACAGTCTATTGAGAAGCTGTTAACTTATTATTACTACTCTATAATAGATTAGCAGTAGTTAATTTAGGTTTTTCAACTTCCTAAGTTACCTCTTCACCTTTTTTATAAAGTAATGTATCAGAAGTAGACATATCCTTTACTCTATTAGGATTTTTACTTAAAAGATTAATAGCTGTTTTAGCCATTTCCTTAGGATCTTTTGTAATGCTATTATTCTTAATATTAAATGTTTCACCATTAGGAAATACTACAAAATAATTATAAGTTGCAGCATGAGCTACAGTGTCTTTAAATCCTTTTGTCATATTGGCAGTTCTAGTTAAATATAACTCATTACCTTCAATATTACCTATAGGCATTAAATAACCAGTATGTAACTTACCTTCAATCTAGAAATAACCTATTGTATCAGAATCTAATGATCTGTTGTCAGTATTAACATCATTAATAGGTTTTAGAGTTTCTAAGGAACTTTCAAATATTGGTAATGTAGATTTAGCTTTCTATATATTACCTATAGCTGGTGTATCAGTACCTGCATTCTATTTGATAGATATACCCTTTTCTAATTTAGTCTCAGATACCTTATTTCCTCTTGTTTTTACAGAGAAAGGTATTATAGCCATAGAATAAATAGGCAAGTTATATTGAGAACTAAATAGATTTGACATAATAGATAATTCTTTAGTTATCTTCTGTATATCATCTTTATTCTAAGACTATTTTCTAACAGCATATAATCTAAATCTACCATCTTTATCCATAGTCATTATATCTACCTTAGCAGCTATTCTATCTCCATTTGGATACTTATAGAATAATGTTATATTATTAGATATAAATCTCTCACCTCTATTTTCTAAAGCTTCTTTAATATTATTTAGCTAATCTATTAATGCCTAATAGGCTTTCTTAGTCATAGTATCAGGCTTAACTATAGGTTCAGATGAATTAAAAAACTATAGTATTAATGTGTGAAGACCATTGTCTAAAATAGTATCTCTAGATTGTGCTTTATCTACAGCAGGAGTATAATCATAATAATTACCATCATCTTCCAATATAGAATAGGTCTGACTATCAACTAATTTCTAGTTTTCTTGCATTTGCTCTACAGCCTTTAATCCATCCTAGTAATTAGCTTCTGTACTCTCTTTTACAGCATCTAATGAATCTATAAATTTATCATACTCTTTTCCACTTAATATCTTCTATTTACTAATATCTAGTGCCCTACCATCAGGCAATAAAACTTTATTATTTTTAATAGCACCAGTACTCTTTAATCTACCATAGTTATTTCTTACCCAAGCTAGATTAAATAGTAAATCCTAATTAGTAGTAACTTTATTATTGAATTTATCTCTTATTTCCTTAGTAGATAAATCAACATAGTACTATATATTATTAAGATTTACAGGAGTTCCTGGAATAGCACTCTCTTTTCCACCAACAACAGTTTCAATTTTTCTTCCTACTGAAGGTCTATTATTTGCTACTGTTATAGCAGCATGTAGATTTCCTGATTTATCAAAGTAATCTGTTGTAAAGAAACTTCCTTTAATTTTAGTAGAACTAATATTTGATGAAAGTATATTTGAGTTAATTATTCTAGCATTATATCCAGACTAATTAATTCTTCCAGTACTTACTTGTAAAGGTTTATTCAATGAATATAAAGCATTTGTTATTTCCTTTACTATATCCTAAACAGGCTTCATCTCTACACTACTACTAGGAATATCAGCCGCTTCAAATGATGAAAATTCTAGACTTAGTCCATTCTTTTCTACTGGTTTAACCTCTTTAGTAAAGTAAATAGGTATTCTAGTTTCTTTAATATACTATTTACCATCTATTTCAACCATTTCATATTTACCATCTGCTCCCTTGACCTTAGAACTTATAAGAATACCTCTACCTTTGTTATTCTCCATAGGAGTAATTATCTCATCTTGCAGATGAATATCCTATATTAGATTAACCATTGCATTAGTTATGTCTTCCTAAGATGAGGATCTAGCTAAATCATTTATAGCTTTAGAAATACTCTTACCCATTGGTGTTTCTGCTACAGTAGCATCATCTAGATTAAATTCATCAGCATTAAAGTGCTTTACTCTCACAGCTACAGGTGAATATTTACCTGCAGCATTAGATAGTAACATATATAATCTACCTTCTTTACCATCTAATCCAGAGTGCATCATAATCTAATCACTAGGAATAGCTTCATTAGTAGTAATAGACCCATTTTTAACTATGCCAAAAATAGTACTATTAGCTTTACCTTCTTCTATTACATTCTTTAGATTCTTTTCATCTGCAATATATGGAATTCTACCTACAAGCATCTAAGACACTCTTGTAGTAGGAGTAGCTATAAATTTAGAATTTCTATCTTCTCTATTTTTATATTCTTGATATATCTTGTTAACTAATTGCTCCAAGCCTTCATACTGTTTTAGTTTATAATCAGACTCAAATAGAGAACCTACTATCTAATTATTTTTCTTATCAATAATAAATATAGTAGTATCACTAAAGTTAGGATCTATCATAAAACCTAATCTATCACCTTCTTTAAGATTACCTTCATTTACATATGAAAAAGCATTATTACTAGATAAATAATTATATATTTTAGAGAAATCTAGTTTAGGATTCTACTCCTTTTTAACTTCATCAAAGTTTCTATAATCACCATTTCTACTAGCTTCAATATCCAACTCTGGTACAGCAGGAATATAGTACTAAGAATTATCTTTAGATGTAAGTTTCTTATCATTAGTATCAGAGTTTTTATTCTCTTCTTTAACTTCATCTATTGAATAATCACCTACAGGTATTTCATTAATTGTCCTGGGTAATTCATTTGAATTATCTTCTGTTGGTATTGTTGCTGTTTTACTATCTCCTGTTTCTTCTTTATCTACACCCCTCAGTTTATCTGGATTTTTATCAAATAGAAATTCAAATTTTTCATTAATAGGAGCACCACTTATCTGCCCATTAAGTCTTACAGTTCCAGAATATTTTCCATCCCTTTCTCTTAATTCAATCAGTTCTAACTTAGCTGTATCTCCCATATCATCAAGTAGGCCTTCAATAGTTTCTAATTCTGATTCAGGAATATCATCTTTACTTATGCTAGGACCAGTACCATTAATTATTTTATCTCCTTTTCTTCTTCCATATTTAGTTATTTTAACTCCATTTTTTTCAGTAGTCTGCCTAACTATATCTTGTAATGGCTGCTACTAAGCTAGAGACCTCATGAAGTTATTATCCTTAACTACCTTTTCAAAAGCTTTATCAATTGCATATTTAGCTTTCTAAAATCTATCATTAGATGACCCTTCATTAAATCCTGTATCATGATTGAAGTAGTCTTCATCAGTTAGACTTGCTGAGTTTGGATCTCTGAATTCACCAAGTGATTTGGCTTTATTATAATGATTATCCAACATATCAAGAGCATCCTACTTAGTTTCATCATCTATATCTTTATTATTAAGTATAGCATTTTGCAAGCTTCTATACCTACTATTAATCTTTTTATTAGTTATAGTTAAGTTATGGTTCTCATTTTGTAAGTCTTTTACAGCATCATCTGTGTCATCTTCCTCATCACTTAATATAGATCTATACTCCTATAAATCTTTAGCATTTCTTAATCTATCTTTTATAGATGCTTTCTTATTTGCCTCTTCTTCCTTTATTTTATCAGTATCAATCTTAGCATGGTCTTCCTACTATTTAGCAGGGTTATTGGTGTATTCATCTAGTTTACTTCTAAATACATCTATAGCTTTACCAAGTTTAAGAATATCATTCAATTTCTAATTTATATCTTTCTTAGATTCTTTATCTAGTACAGATTCATCTAGATTATCTATTTGCTTATTTAAGTAATTTACAACTTCTGGGTTATCAGTTAAAGCACTTAGCATAGAATCATCACTTCGACTTTGTAGTGAGTTTAAACTATCCATAGTCTTAGTTAAGTTGATAACTGCTTTATCTGCTTGTCTGTAAACAGGTGTTAAATCTGCATGGTCCTTACCTTCTTGATGTCTAATTTGTGTAGCCAAAGATAATTTAGAAGAAAGATTACCTATAACTTTAGATATAGAAGTTTTAATATCCTTAGCCATCTCAGTAGATCTGTCTTCAAAGTTACCTATCTAAGAAGTCATCCAAGTTAATTCATCAAGCTAATCATCAGTAAGAGCTTCATTAGTACTTGCATTAATCTAGTCTCTTATCTTACTATAGTTATTTACTTCCTTCATTATCTCATCTTTAGACTTAGTAAGCTTATTAATCATCTCCTATTTACCTGCTTCAGTAGCATACATAGGATTACCACTAGAGTCTACAAATGGACCAGATATACCATTAGGAGTTTTAGTTGTAGTGTTCTCAGTAATAGATTTTAAATTATCATCAGATGTATCATAAGCTGCTTTCACTAATGTATTTAGATCTTCTAATTTTCCAGCTTTTGCAAACATGGAAACATCAGAAACTAATTGAGAATGCTCAGCATTCTTGAAATTAAAATCATCATTATTATCTACTGCCTAATTCATATCATTCTAGAACTTATTATGTCTAACAAGTCCTTGATAGTAATTCTTAAAATCAGGGGAGTTAACTCTGTTATTTAAATAATCTACTACTCCTTGAGTTCTAGCTGCTTCCTCTCTATAATCTTTAAACTGATTATAAGCACCTCCTTCTAAAGTTACTGGAAACTGAAAATGACCTTCTGCATTCTTAATAGACCTAAATCTAGGCATACCAAGTGCACCTGTTATACTACCTATAAGGAACTATTCCCAAGATGAGTTATCATTTAATGTTTCATTCATTCCCTAAGCAAAAGCTTTTGTCCAACTTAGAGTATCTTTAGCTGCCTTAGGATCAGTTTTAGCTTTATAATAGTTATTTACATCTGTAGCATAATAATCTCCAGATATATTACTAGCAGCCTATTGAAGTACTTCCTCATTACCTTCTGATAAAGCACTTTTAGTGAATGCAAGAGCAGCTCTCGCATTAGATGTATTAGCTGCATAATTACCAATTCCTCCAGTAATATTTGTAGTCTTTCTAGCAGTCTTAAATCCATTAGCATACATCTTACCAAACTATATAAGATTAGAAGCAGTTAATATAGGTAAGTTCATTAATAAATCAACATTGCCCATATGTAACCTGTCTTCATTCATCTTTCTAAGAGTACCTTGATATGAATTCTATTCTCTAGCTATATCTTGCTTATATTGTAAATAAGCAGGATCTACATAAGAACCCTCAGCAGTTTTAATCATTTGTCTGTTAGCATTAGCTTGATACTACTACTAAATAGCCTCTATTCTTGATTTATATTTGTCATCAAGTATAGTCTTCTAAGCCTTATACCAATCTCCTGAATTATTAAGGGCTTCTATTCTACCTTCATTAACAGCAGATATAGTTGCACCTACAGCAGAAGTTACATGACTAGCTGCATTTGTTATACCTGTTACTTTTTCAATTAACTATGGTAATTGACTTAATTTTAATCCAGAGGCTGTAACACCACCAGAATAAAAAGCACCAATACTAAATCCTAAGTTCTTTATAAATTTATCTCCTAGGAAGTTAGCTGTAAATATATTATCTGGACTATACCAAGCTGCCTATTGTTCTTTCTAAGTATAATAATTTGGAAGTTCTTTCTCCATATAATTATTAATACTTTGCATAGACCTTGAGAAATCATTATCCCAAATACCTGATATTCTTCCTTGAGAAATTGCAGTTCCTGCTCCATATAATAAACCAAGAGTACCATCTAAGAAAGTAGTACCTGCTAGTACTGCTCCCTTAGAAATACCTGCACCTATTTTATCATACCAAGGTTCATTTTCAGCTCTAATATCACCTAAATTATTAAATGTGTTATCATTAGCTGAAGTAGCATCAAATTTACTTTTACCCCATGGTGTTTCACTATTATTTAATGGAGAAGCAACATCCTGCTAAGCCTAAGCAGCAGCATCAAATAATGATGTTGGCTGAGACTTAATCTTTAAGTCATTTACAAATGCCTAATACTAAGGACTAAAGTTTGACTGGTTAGCCTATTGTAGTTCTCTAAAACTGGCAGGACCAGTTTTCAATATATCTATTGGTTTCTATTTTACCTATTTTAATGTTCCCATATTTATTATTAATAAGAATAAGGATAAGCCTTCTAAGGTTCTGTAGTATTAGTTACATTGAGCTAAGAGTTATACATGTAAGCATTCTATATATTCTAATTATATAGACTTTGTAAGTCTTCCTTTTCCTTAGGCTTTAATATATGATTACCAGCTTTGCCAGTTTTTAATACCTACTACATTGTAGGTAATTGTTTTAGCAATTTATCTCTGTTACCTTCATTAGTAGGATTAATTCCAGGAGGCATTTCATATTCACTAACCTTTCCTGATTTATCAATGACTACAAATGTATTACCATAAGGACTCAATCTTGTAGCTACTACTCTACCATTTGTATATAGATCACTATATGAAAGAACTTTATGAGTTCTAGCTAATGTAGTACCATTAAATGCTACTTCATATGCTGGCTAATTCTTTAAAGCCATAACTATATTATCCTTTGTAAGATCCTATTGATCTTTAGCAATTTTATACTCATATTGAGTAGCTTTAGTAGCATCATATTTACCTGCATTATTTGCAGAACTATATCTAGACCAAAGATTACCTACATTGCCTGGTTGCCAACCCTTACCACCTTTAAATTTCTTACTATCTATATAATGATTAGCACCAAGTTTATCCATAAATACTTTGAACTAAGTAGGTTGATAACCTCTCTTTCTACCCATAGCTGTTTCTGCATTCATTAAAGCTGCTGTTCCTCCACCAGACCCTGCTACAGTTGGTACTATAGCTGCATTTCTTCTATATTCTTGTAGTCCTTTATAAGTCATTTTAACCTAACCAGAGTTATCTCTATAGAAATACTGCTTAAATTTAGATATTGCATCAGCTTGTTCCTTCTTCTCTTTAGGAGAATACATATTAATAGGATTAGGTGCTACACCATTAGTAGATGTATTACCTGGGTTCTCTCTAGCAAGTGCTCTATTCTCAGCTCTAATCTATCTACCTTCCTCAAGACTAGATTGTAAATTAGCCATATAGATAGGATCTGTCTAATAGTTATCCTCATTTCTATATACAGAACCTTTGAATAAACCTGATAGTATTTCACCTTCTAGTCTATGTTTATCTACATCAGATACTCCTTCAAAGTTACCAAATTGTTGCTTAACCTAATTTGTAATCTATGCTAATATATTTACATTAGGATCACTTGAATTCTTAGCTTCATTAAGTAAGGCATTAAATGCTTGTGAACTATATCCAGTTTCTTTAATATGTTTCATCCAACCAGCATTAGCTGGGTCTTTCTTAAAGTTATCTATTACATGTCTTGCAGAAGCAGCAGCAGCAGAATTTGCAGCAGAAGCTTCAATGTCCTTACCACTATAACTAACTCTATCTAAATTAGGATCAGCTATCAACTAGTCAATGGAAGGCATTGCTCCATAAACCATTCTTACTCCCTCACCATTTTTAGCCTACTAAGTTCTTGCTATTTCAGCCTATCTTTGGATAGCCATTAAAGCAGGATTTACATTGCTTGAATAGTCTCTTTTTAATTTTAATAAAGAACTCCTAGATGATGGAGTTAAACCATTTGCTGCTAAATCTGCAGCAGAGTCCTCTAACTATTTTGTATAAGTAGTATATTTCTTAGCCCATTCAGAATTACTATCTGTTAAAGCTCTCTACTAAATAGTATTAGCCTCAGAATCAAGCATACTATACTGATTCTCTATATCTTGCTGTGCCTAGGTTGCTTGTAACACAGGAGCTAACATTTCCTAATATGAAAATGGCTAAAATTGTGAATTTACAACTAAACTATAATCTGACATATTAATTACCTCCTTTCTTTTTATTTTTATAAGATATACCGTTATCACTAATATCATATAGGAAACCAGGGTTTGATCTAATCCAATTCTTCTGTGTATCCTCTCTTCCAATACCACCTAAGTTATTAAAGAAGTTAGAAATATTAGCAGTTCTAGCAGCAGTAGCTCTAGCTAAAGCTTCCTATCTCATTTGTGCTTGTTGTACAGAAGATTCATATTTAAGTCTATCAAGATTCATATTAAGTTCATCTACTTTTAGAGCCTAGTCTGAATTATACTAGTTTGTACCTCTATTAAATGATTTAACCCTTTCCTTTAGTCCTTGATTATACTCTTCTGCCTATCTAGCTAGTTCACCAACTTTACTCTAAGCATTATAATCTGCTGCAAGTAAACCTGCTATAGCTGTAGCTCTATTTCCACCTGACTATTCAACTATACCTCTCTTTGTAGATTCAGCCTATGAGTCAAGCATATTCTAATAGTAATTTCTATCTAGTGGCTTATATGTCATATAGTCACCTATGGGTCTATATGAAGCAGGTGACATGTGATTTACAGTGTCACTTATTTTATTTATTCCACTGTAGTCTGGTTTATTAGTCCATCCCATCATATCAGTGAAAGCTGCTACACCAGAACCTATAGCTGGGGCATATCTTAAAAATGGTAATCCCTTGTCAAAATTATTAGGATCACTAGGAGGTTTCTTAGTTGTAGTTACCATATCTGGTACCTTAAAACCAAGCTTAGTATTTGTAGCTGATTTAACTAAATTATCATTATACATATCTGATATTGCAGTATCAGATAATGATAATTTACCACGTTTAGTTGAATCTTTAGTTGGGTTCTAAATAGGTAAACTATAAGTATCATTAATAGGATAAGTACCATCAGCTCTCATTTTGAATGGGGCTTCAAATGTATCTCCAGTTGGACCTCCAATTGCAAATTTATTAGGATTACTATTCTATGTTTTATTTTGCTTTTGTCTCATACTTTCTTGTAACTACTATAATCTTGAGAGAGATACATTTAATGATCTTTTACTAATAGGGTCATTAGGCATCTCTTTTGATTGTTTACTAATTTTCTCTGCTGCTGAAGCAAATGAATTATTATCTAAAGATGTAGGCAAATTACTAGCTTTTAAGCCTTTTTTATTAGCAAATATTCTATTACTAAATATATAGTTATTCCATTTTACCTCACCTTCTTCTACTAGATTAGGATTTCCCTAAGAATCTACTCCAACCTAAACACCTTCATTAGGGTTTTCTTCATGAGTTCCACCATTATTAATATATGTAACTCCATTAGACCAAGTAGCTCCATGATTATTTAAATCATCTAGTTCACCACCTTCTGCAAATCTATTACCCTAAATAGTAACTTGTGGTAATAATATTCCCCCATTATATATAGGAATACTACTAGGTTCATTCTGCATAAAATACTAACCAAGATTAGGATTATTATTAAAGTTATCTTGAGATACATTAAATGTATCATGTCCATTTGAATAACCCCAGTGTCCACCTTCCTAAGTTCCACCACCTCTTTGTTTAGAGTATATAGATTCATCAGAGAAAGTAGCATGATTTGGTAATTTAAATTCATCAGTAAAATGAGCTTTTTTATCTCCTTTAATCATTGCCTCTGCTTTTTTAGGATACTTCATATAGTATCCTGTATAGTCATAGTCATCATTCATAGGTCCTCTTACAGCTTCTAACCTATTTTTATATGTAACAGCTTTCTAATGTAGATTACCACCTTCAGCATATATATTAAGTGGTCCACCATAAGCAGCGAAGTTAGTTAAAGCTAACTAGTCCTAAGTCTCATCAGCATTATCTGCAGCATTATTATATGACTCCATCATTCTATTTCTAGCAACATTCTATTGAAGCTATAATTCTTTATATTTATTTTCAGCTTTATTACTAAACCAGCCATCTTTTCCTATATCAGATCTAGTAAAGTTATCACCAAAACCCTATGATGCCCACTAACTAGCTACAGTATCATTATTACTACTATCAAGCATAGTAGTATTTAAAGTATTATTCTAACTCTAAATATCTGATATTTTCTAATTATTTAATTTAGAACCAAACATCCTATTTGTTAAACCTCCTACAATACCAGAGCCTGCTGTTATTATACCACCCAGTAATGGATTAACTGCTCCAACTGCTCCACCAACAGTAGATCCAATTCCACTTATTGCAGAGCCTGCTCCAGACTATAATCCACCACCAACTAGACCACCACCAATAGATCCTACTAGTGACCCTCCAACTCCTGATAATGAATTTATAATAGATCCTTTACTGTCAGTAGGTTTTTTATCAGTAGTTCCTCCGTCTGCAAATATATTTAGTGTTCTATTAGACTTTCTTATAACTTGTTTCTTAGTCATACTATATAAATTTTGTTGCAAAGATAAATAAAATTATTGATATATACAATAACTTAATTAAAATAATTATGGGTAGACTAAGATTTAACTTAATCTACCCATTATATTATATATAATTATACTACATTATTCAAAGAAATGAACATTTAAGTCATATAATTGAGTTCTAAAAGTATTAGGATTATTCATAGCTAACTTTACATAAGCCCAAGTACCTCTAATTCTATCCCTACTATTTATATTATCTCTAGGTATTAATGTTCTCCATACTCTAAACTTTCTTTTAAGTGAAGAAGGTTTATCTTTAGTATTTATTAAACTCATAGTACCATGTTGATATTCATTCCATACATCCAGTGTATCAAAAGTATTATTAGTAGAAACTTGCCCATTAAAAGTATCAGATCTAAATTCAATATTATTATATATCTTATCTAGATTTTCATCCTAATTAGATATAACTGTTAGACTAAAAGGCTAGAATGTACCAAAGAACATATTATATTCACCTTCAAAGTTATGCCATATCTTATTATTTTTAATAGCATAGAAGTCACTTCCCAGATTAAACATAGAGTCTACATCTGTATATGACATAAAAGAAGTAAACTGATTTAAGAATTCAGAGAAGCATAAACACTATGATGATGAGTCACCATTATTTACATTAAAGTAAATATCTGAATTATTCTTATCACAGTAAGTTCTAAAATTATTAAAGTATGGAGTCTAATCACCAAGCCACTTTCTAAAACCAAATTTATCTGTTAAACTACTAAATTTACCATCAAATAAATAAACTGAATTATTCTCTTTGTCAGCAAAATATATACCATTAGAAGTCTCATTTATAGACCATTTATTAGCACAACCTAGATTAGTAGCTATATATCTTTTACCATCAACTTTTCCACTATTAGCTATTTCAATTGGTATTCCATCTGTTGAAGATAATTGAGTTCTAGAATTAAATAGAATATTACTTATTCCTCTATCCTAAAAAGCATATATTTCATTATTAAACTTTTTAAGTGATCTTACTATACCTTTATCACCATCTAAATCTAAAGTAGAAGCCATTGTAATATTAGTCCAAGTATCTATTAGATCCCCCATAGTCTTAGACTTAGTCCATGTGATAGAATTATGGAAATTATCTAGATTTAACTTGTTAGGATTAACGGTATTATAAGTAAAGAAATTATTCTTCTAACTATATACATTATTCATTAAGTTAAAATTAGTAGGACTCATAGTTATATTACTTGTTTGTCCTCTATTTCTATCATATCTACCATCAAGATTAACTCTTGTTTCTACCATAAATGATACTATATCTGTTACCTGATTTATATCATCATTTGTAAATGGGAATGTCTTTAGATTATCATATCTCTAATAGTAAGTATCACCCTCAGACCATATAACATTTACTGAAGTTTTAGTAGTACCATTAGCCTACTTTAAATTAATAGGGCTACCACAAGGTAACCATTTATTATTTTCAAAAGCTTCCTCAGTTTTACCACCAAATCTATTAGTTACAGAGTCATTATAAAGTTCTCCTAACCATAACCATCCATATTGAATAGTACCTTCAGAACTATCACCTATTTTACCCACATTAAGAGTATCTTGACTTACAGATTTTGTAATATGTTTCTTATCCCAGAATCCCCAAACATTATAAGAAATTGTTTGATCCTCATATGTAGGCTCCCCCCTATCATCATAACCTGTTACATTAGATTCAGTACCTGTTACATCTGAGAAATTACCTCCTACATTATTTATAGCCCAAGTCTATCCATTAGTTCCATAGTAATAGCTACTATCATAAGTTGTTGGTAAAACTCTCTGACTCCCATCTTTAGCATAATTTAATGCTAGAACTGCATGAGCAGTAGATTTATATTTAATTCTAACAGGGTCTGTACCAGATATATTACCAGCATTAGCTAAAGAGGAGCAAGATTTATATTTAGGAGCAGAGAATATACTATGAATATTAGTAGAGGAATCATTCATAGACCCACCTATAGCTATAGTATAACCAGCATTTGAGCTGCCAGAGTAATTTCCTATTAGTAACTTATCAATATTTCCATAGTAATTTATATCCTATAATCCTGAGTTTTCCTAAGCTTTAATCTTAGTAACTGAGATCTAATCAGAGTCAAATATATTTACTCCTGATATACCAGTATTAGTAGTAGAATCCTTTATATAAGCATTCCATAAATTATTAATACTTAAATAGAAAGTGTTATAAGAAAATCTTATAGTCGACATCTATTTCTTTTGAAGTAATGAGTATCTATATTTACTATCACCTTCTCCATTCTTTTGATTATTCATAGATCCACTTCTATGCCATGGATATACTACAAATCCTGTAACCTTATGATCAGTATTAGTATTGTAAGTAGAATCATATACTTCATCAAACCACATTGGTGCTGCCTAGCATCCTCTCCATCCAAAATTAGATTCTGATTTTAACTTAGTAGATATTCCAAGAGAGCCTGGTGTATTGAATAGATTCTAAGCACTCATTCTTTCTTTATAGAAACCATTTGGCAAGTCAGATGTACCCTTAAATTGTAATACAGGAGTTGAAGTATTTAACTCAATATCACTATAAAATGAAGTTAATGGAACAACTCCAACTATTCTAAGTTTTAAATTAGAAGAATCTAAACTTCTTACTTCTGAATCAAATTCTATATCAGGAGAGTGGAATGTTAAAATAGACTAGTCAACATAATAATTCTACTTATTAGAATCAATATAATCATTTATTAAATTATCTTCATTATATTGAGTGTAAGGATTACTTGGTGGAGAAGAAATTGATTGAATTTCTGCCTGTCTAGATAAGTTATCTGGTATTGGATAATTATGCCTAAATTCAGCCCAATCCCCAAAGTTAGATACATCAATAGGTATATATTTTATAGAGCCATCGGGCTGTACATCTTTTATTGTAGATCTACCTGCTGATAATATTCCACCTCTAGATACTATATCTGTAGTAGTATAATCCCCTAATAAGTGCATATCAGATATATTAGTTCCATCTGCTTTCATATCAAATGATTTCTTTAAATCAAATGGAGCATTAGGTCTTATAAACCATGAAGACTAAGCAAATGGAGCATTCTCATGTCTGTCTTTAACATTATATACTGTAGGGCATAATACACCTTGGCATATTACTTCTCTATCATTAATAGTAGGATATACTACTACAGGTCTAATTTTAACATACCCCTAGTCAAGTAGCATTTGTATAATATCACTACCAAAGTTAGTAGAAGCTGTAACTAATTTTACAGTATTAAAGCTGTTACTTCCCTATGTAGGGTCATTACTAATAGGAACTAAATTCTGTTCATCATCTACCCAAATAGGTTCTGACCATTTACCTGTATAATGCTAAGCTTGGATACCAAATCTATAGTACTCAAGATATTTAAATGTCTTTATCTGACTTGAGTTATACTTAAGCTAATTATCATATGGATAATAACCAGATGCTGAAGGTAGATTTAGACGTTTATAACTACCTATATCATCTAGAGCATAATTAAAATTCACTAGATGAGAAGCTACTAAAGTCCTTAACTAAGTACTTAATAATTTTCTTTTTAGAGTTATATCACCTAGAAATAGTGTATTATCTTTCTAGTTCATTGTACCAAATATAACCTCTTCACCTCCTACATATAGTAGTTCAGTAGGATCTATAGTAGATCCTTGAGTACCTGTATCTGTATAAGTAATTGATGTGGGTCTAGTAATATCTACTGTATATACTTTAGTATTATTATCACCATTAGTAAATGATAGATTAATAACATCACCCTCATTAAAACTATTATATATCATAGTATATCCAGAAGAAGTTACATGCTATATATAGGCATAACTACTTAATATTGTAAAACTTCCAGTAGGATTTGTATCTGTAGAATATGTGCTTTTTCCATCATACCACACCAGTTTATCTGTAGTCTATAGTGTTTCTGTAGACTATTTTATTGAATATTCCTAAGATGTAGGTAAAGCTATATCTATAACTCTTTTACAAGTAGGTGTAGCATCAATAGAAGTTCTCATAATAGAATAAACTCTAACATAATCAAAGTTATAATCCATGTTTGAGATATTTATATCAAAGCTGTTACTTATACTATCTTCAGGAGATGCTCCTCTATTATTAAATGAGGTATAATACTGAGGAGAAGTATAGAATATATTACTTTCCTAAGCATATTTATTATAGTATGTAAATACATACTATAGTACCCCAGGAGAAAATAAACCATTTGTTACTACATTTCTATTAATTGTTACCTTCTCCTATAGATTAAGTTTTCTAACAAAATCAAATGATGTAGAAGTATATTTAGCTCTTACATTCTAAGTAGCAACTATATTAATAACTCTAGGTTGATTTAGTCCATCAGTCCAGTATATTTTCTAGATGTCTTCATTTTCAAATATAGGCAAAGTTTCCAAAGGATGACTGACATCTAAACCTAAATTTCCTTGGTATAGAGTTACTACTTCTAAGAATTCTACAAGCTTATAATCTATTTTCTTTTCAAGTCTATAGATATAGTCATAGTCTGATGAGTGCATAAATACTACTAAGTAATTATTTAAGACTGCATGTCCTACATAATCACCTATCAAAGTAGCATCAGTACCATTAATTGTCTTTAAAGTAATTTCAATATTACCTTTCTCATTTACTACAGAAAATAGAGAAGTATTCTCTCTTGCTGTAATTCTAATATTTCTAGCATCTATTGCATACTCACTATTAGCAATAGAAGGACTGGAATCTTGCTGCATTCCCTTAATTAAATGTGAAGAATGTTTTACTACCATATTACTACATTTTTAATTTTTCCTGAGAACCTAATGTTTTAAAACTATTATGATGCTCAGTTACTCTAGGTATTAGAGTATTCCACATATTAGTAAAGCTTTGCATTTGGTCTATATTAAGTCTTGTAAGAGAAGAGGAAGCCTAAGCTACTGCAAAAGCATATTCTCTAACTGTGTTCTAATACACATTCATAGGTATCTTATTCATGTCAAATAAGATAGTAAAAGCCTACTTTTTAATATATAATTCTAAAGCTCTAGTAAATGGACTATTATCTATTACTAATGGATAACCATCTGTATCTAAAGGGATGGCTCTATAAGCTAAAGATATAGTTCCTGTAGATACAGAAGCTATTAGAACTCCTCCCTATATCTTATAGGTTAGTTCCTATAAAGCATGAGATTGCAATGTCTCATCTGTAGGTGTGTCCATATGAAAACTATCTCCAGAGCTTCTAAATACCTCAGCCCTTTTATTTGAAGTCATTTTAATCTATATAACTTCAAAGAAATCATCAGGTAATAGTACTCTGTTATCCACTAATTCTAGTGTTGTAACTTTCTCCATGAATATTGTAGGCATACCTACAATCCTCATAAAATCTATAGCATAGGAAACAGCTCTTTCTAATGTAACATCCTATAACATAGGATGCACTAGAACATTATCTAATATTTGTTTTATTGATATATAATTTGATTCCATTATAATATGAAGGCATCCATCCTCCCAGTTTTAATATTATTTTTTAAACTCTTCTTAATATCCCTATTAATATTAAATGTATAGAAGCATTGATTAGTAAAACTTGCTCTAGATCTATTATAAATAACTCTAAATATTTCCTTAGATTCTTGTCTTACTAAAACTTTGTCATTACAAGCTGTCTCATCATCATGCCACAGTTGTAAAGTTCTATTCCAATCTATAGGTAAATTAGTCTTTATTTTACCATCCTTTCTATATATTTTAGCAGAGTTCTTTCTTAATTCTAGTTTACCAAGTCTATGAGGTAATGTAATAGGGTTACCATTACTTAATTCTTGTGCCATAAGTTTATTAATTTCTCTTATTATAGTATAATAAGTATGTTCATCTACATGCCCTATATCAAACCATTTATTCTTTCTTAGCCATTTATAGGAATCATATACACCTAAAGAATTATTTACTTTATGTGTTCTAGTATCATGTATCTTTAATACTCTGGCTTTAAACTGTTTAATATCTTCCATTAACTTTCCATCTATTGCTGTAATCCTGATTTAGTATTTCTAGCTACAAATGAAGCTAGTTCTGATAAATCATCACTACTATTATTATTATCATCCTTAGGTTTCCAAGAAGGTCCTGCAATTTCTTTTACTACAAATTGTATTAACTAAGGAATCATACCTTCCTCAATTGGAAAATCTAATTCCATTAAATTAGTTTCAGTATTACCATATGCAAGTAAAGCTGCTTTATCAGCATCTTCAAATACTGCTGTAAGCCTGACTCTAGATAAAGGTGTAGCAGCTAAAGGAGACTAGTAGAACATAAGATAATAATCTGGTGATATAGAACAATATGCTATATTCTTTAGATACTTATTGTAACCAACATATCTCATTCTTTCTTTAGATATAAGAGTTAATTCTCCTATATAATAATCTATTGGAGTTACTCTTGCTTGTCCTATAGGTATCATTATAGGAACTTTATTAGTAGACTAATAGTAATGTATAGATGAATCTACTTGTACTATATCCTATAATGGTAAAACTATAGACTAATAATTGCTTTCTGGTATCTATTTTTTTACATCACTATACTTCTACTTTAATAACATTGTTCTATATTTATTAAGTTGAAATATAATGTGATCTTCTGTAAAGGTAGAATCATCAGAAATTAGTTTCAATTCATCTAGAACCATATATACTAGTTCTTTATATTTACTCATATTTAATAATATTAAAAATCCTTGCTGCAAAGATACTAAAAATATATCAATGTAACAAGGATTTTATTAAATTTATTGTACTTATATAGTAATTTACTATATATAAAAAATAAGGAGAATTGAAAAATCAACTCTCCTTAATTATATTAGTCAGGTATTACAGCTACTGCCAAGCCTGTGGCTGTATTAAAGGCTGTAATAAGAGCATTCATAGTTGCCTTATCAGCACAAACTATTGATAGTGATCTTTGAGACTTTTGTACATCCTCTCCAGGTCCTGCAAAGTAATAACTAATATCTAGAACATGATATTCCTTAGTTGGATCTACTAGATAAGTAGTAGGAATAACATTAGGGAATCCCATATTTCTATAAATATCACCTCTTTCACCCATGCAGAAGTACTCTAAGTCAGCAATCTTCTTTCCATCAGGAACAGAAGCTCCTGTAGCTATAGCAGTAGTACCCCAAATTACTTCATCACCGCCAAATAAAACAGTAGTAGGGTTAACCCCAAAAGCAACTGATACCTATTGGAAAAGACCTCTTGTCCAAGGTTGAACAGCTTCTGTTATAATTACACCTGTATAAGTACCTGTCAAATCTGCAGCTTTTGTAAATGATGTTACATCAACTGGAGTAGTAGAAGTAGCTAGTTGAAAAGTTAAAAGAGGAACTACTTCCTTCTTAAAGTTACCTGCAAGAGACAGAGCTAAAGTCTTATAGAAATCTGAAGGAGTCATACCTTGATAAGCATGAACTGCACCAAATTTAATATGTTGATTATCATCACCTGTTGCTAGATACTGTCTAAAATTAATTCTAAGAATATAATCTTGACCAGTAATTGGATTACCTGTATTTACATCACTCTTTAAAGTTACTGTAACCTATTTAAGTTTAGTAGCTAAAGCTGATGCTAGTGTAAGCTTTGCACTATTAATATTCTTAATATTAATAATATCAGATCTCATTAGATCTGTTGCTCCCTTATACTAAAAATAGATTGAAGAATCTACAGTATTAGACTTTACTGCAATAGTGCCTGCAGCAGATGCTGCTGTAACTGCGCCTGTACCATTAGCTACATATAAATGTCTTACTTGATTTGTACTAAATGCTGCCATTTTTATAAAAATTTAGTTATATAATATTTTTTATTTACCTGTATTCTATAGTCTACTATTATAAGCATACTTTACTGCTTTATCTAAGATTGCTCTATGAATAACAGGATTTAATTCACATTCTGTTTTTACACTTACTCCATTTATAGTTAACCCATCTGTTAAAGGTTCAATTATAATAGGAGAAGGTTTTCTTAAATACCTGACTAGATACCTAGAGATACTATATTTTGAAATTAACTCAATAGTAGTAGAATCTACATCTAATCTGAGTACTCTTTTCTCATTACTATTCCTAAAAGGATTCCTATTAACTCTATAAAAATCATCCTATGTGATAGGATATATCATAGCCTCTATAGGATTAGGACCTAGAGAATTATCTGAAATAGTAGCAGATTCATAAGTTATAAACCATAAATCATTAGGTATAGCATAAAACTTAGAAGTAGGTGTTAAACCACTAGTAGATATAGACTTTTCCTATGATATAGTATATGTTTCAATTAATGCACTTAAGCCTCTTCTTACTTCTTCAGTCTTCTCAAAGGAGTCATTATAAGGATTTTTACCATCATAAATAGATATTACTAGATCCTCCTAAGCCTTAGTGAGAAAAATTGACTTTTCATACTCATCAAATTGTAGATCTAATACTGTATTAGGCTATTTTAAAGCATAACTATTAAGTAATACTTCAAATTCATTTGAAAATTCTTCTGTAGTCATTATTCAATTCTTTGTCCTAATTCTACATTAGTATTTAAATCTCCCATATAAGCAGATTTAGCTAGTTCTACTGCTCTCTATAATATTTCCTAGTGAATAGAAGAATCTAATTGACACTAAGATGACGTAGTCATACCTGCTATAGATAATCCACTACTCGTTAAATCTATTAATATAATAGGGTTAGGTTTAAAAATATATCTTATTTTATACTAAGATAATATATAATTAGGATTGATTATTACTTCTGCAACATTAGCTATTGTACCTCTCTAGCCTAGAATTGGACCATTCTAAGCATTTAGAATTAATCTCCAACCCTAATTCTTCAGAGGATATTTATAAGGCTTATTAATCTATTGCAAATACTAACTAAAAGTAAGTGGTATTATAGATATATTTTTAGATACATTATTAAGTGTTACAGTTGCAGATTCATTAATTATATATAATAAATCAGAAGGTAAAGAGTAAACTTTACTCTTATCATCAAACTTAGTATATATTCCTGTATATGTTGAAGGAGTAGTAGTTTTAATAATAGAAGAAAAGTCTATCTACCTCTTTGGACTATCATCAAATCCCTACTTATTTTTATTACTTTCAGGATTAAAATAGTTTCTTATTATTTCAAGCTAGGCTTTAGTTAAGAATACTGATTTTTCATACTCATCTACTCCTGGAGCAGCATTACTCATAATATTATTATAGAGTATATCAAATTCATTAGAAAATTCCTAGATTGTCATAATATTATTTATTATTTATTTCATTTATCTTTGCCTCAATCAAGAATTTAAAGTCTTGATGCTGTGGCATTGATATGAATTTAGCAGCATTATTTAATGTAGGTTCTTGACCATCTTCACAAAGATTTGTCTTATTTTGACCATCTCTTAGAATATAGTAATTACCATTCTTAATGATACACTTAGCTGCAATACCTCTATTAAGAATAACCTTATAAGGAAGCAATTCATCTGTAGCTGCTCTAAGGAATGTCTTTGCATTACTCTTAATAATATTATTAAGGTTATTTTGTAAAAACTCTATCTTACTAGAAGGTGATGTAGGTCTACCTGTTAGTAACTCTGTGAGAGTTCTTAGTGTATCAATATCATCTTGAATTTTTCCTAATTCAAAGTAACACTGCATTGTATAAGTCATATCAGCTCTTTCCATCTTAACTTCCTCATTTTCTATTACAATAACAAATTGGTAAGAAGCCTTTGGATGGTCCTCTAAGTCCTTTAGTGAAGGACAAATTAAATCTTTATTAGCTAATAGTATCTTATATCTTATATAGTCTTCTGGACTTGATAAATCCAAAATATTATCTTGCTTAGTTAATCTTACTTTTGAGACTCCAGATTCATTGCAGTCACTCCAGTAATTATCTTGAAGAGGTCTCTTATATACACTTAAAGCATTATACTCTAAACCCATTATATATTCTAGATACTCTTTCTCAGAGTCTGTCAATACATTAACAAAATTACCTGATGAAAGCATAGGTGTTACAAACACTTTAACAGCATTCTCTGCCATTCCACCATATAATATATGTTTTGGATTTTGTACTAGACCTACTGGTCTATTTATATGTCTTACAATTACTCTTTCATTTCTAAGACAGTTAATTAAACCTGTAGAATTACCTTTACTAATAGTATCTACTTTCTTAGTTGCTGTAGTAACCTTTGTTTTCTATTTTGGTACTTCAATCATTGGTGTAGAATCTATAGACTCATCATCAATTATTAACTCTTCCATATTATTTTTAGCCATATTCTTCTCCTTAATATGATTTTAAAACTTTAAAAAATTATTTAAATTAGAGAGAAGGAACTAATTTCCTTCCCCCTAATTAATTATATTAACCCTGCAAGCTAGCAGGAATCAATGACATAGTTCTTGTTGGGTCTAAGACACAAACACCAAATGTAGCCATTCTATGAATTGAAGCAGAGTCCTCATCATAAGACATATTGTTATTGTTTAACTGTCCAGTAAATGGATTTCTAAGTCCCCATTGATAGCCTCTAAGCTCTGGTTGACCCTTAATAGCACACTTAAATATATTAGCTTGCTCAGCAGAACCTATATACATAATGTCATATCTATAAGACATTGCAACACCACCATTTGGATGCAGAATCTTATTTCTTACAGGATCATCATAATATGGATCTACATCAATCTTAACTCTTACACCATTAGGAGCTTTAAACTCTACAAATTGGAAACCAGCACTTAATGAGTTGGTATGTAAATTTGATTGGGTCTTTTGAACTACTCCAATAGAGTTATTATCAAGCATGAATTGAGTCCAACCAGATACTGTTTTAAGTACTTCCTTATGGAATTGGATTGCTCCTCTTTCACCAGTCTTGATAACAAAATATCTATCATTGAAATCTAACTTAGAAGCAGACAATTCATAAATAGCATCCTCAAGTAACTTCAAACTAAATACATTATAGTACATAGTATTAGAAACTTCCATTTGCTCAAATAGACCAGCACCAGTCTTAATAACACCACCAGACTCACCAATGTTCATGTACTCACCATTGATATTTCTGTTGCTTCTACCAAATGCCATTGCATTATTCTTATATTCAGAGAACTACTGCTCTACCTACCACTCAACATAGTGCATCCAAGTATTCATAGTATCTCTCACATACCCTTTAGGAGTTTCCTTAGTAATAGGCAAACCTACTGCAAGTTTCTTATTAAGCATGTTACCAGTAACCTTATGCTTGATTCTAACTGTAGAGAACTCATTTCTCATAGCAGTTGAAGATGTAAATCTTACATCACCTACTGATCTAGAGAGTTCCTTCTCAACAAATGCTGCCTCAACAGAGAATCTCTCACCTGCAAGTAATCTATCTGAAGGACAACCTGTTGTATTTGCACCAGCAAGTTCTACCTTATATACTGCATTAGTTCCCTCAATTTTTGCATCTTCTAGGATTCTAAATTGGTAAATTTCATTTAAATTACCAACAATATATTCACCCCTAGCAAACCAATCTTCAGGGAATACCAAATAGAATGGAGTTGTACCAACACCTACATTTGCAGAACCTGGTGTTACTACAGTGTAATTTTCATCCCTTGCTTCTAGCAAAGGTATATTTCTTCTACTTGATCCAACTACATCCCATGTATACTCTGAATCATCTTCAAACTCCTTTATAGGGAATTGACTCAAGAATGTATCAAGAGTTTTACCTCTATAAAATGCAAGTAGCTATACCATAAAGTTTGTAGCCTTTTGTGGCATCTGCTAAAATATAGAGCCTAAATGATTTTCCTTAGTAAGTCCCTTCCAAGAAGTCATACTTACTGTCTAAAATCTACCTAATTTTCCAGCCATATTTTTTTCTTATTAAAAATTATATTAAATATCTATGTTTATTCCTTTACCCAAGAATGATTCAGGATCAGAATCTCTAGAACTACCCATTAAATTAATACTACCATCAGTATGAATTGTAGCACCACTTAAAGTCTATTCCAATTCTTTAAAACCCTTCTTCATTTCTTTATTTAGTTTTCCTTTAATTAGACCATCCATATTCTTAAATCCATCAGTTAAAGTATAAACAATGCCCATATTCTTTATGAAGTCATTATTATTTTCTTTCTGATACTTTTGAAGAGCAGTATAGTAATTACCAGTCTCTGGATCTTTATATATAGGTTTAGCTATATTATCATAGATCTTTTGTCTGGTTTGTTTAGTCATATCTATACCACCAAATAGTTTTTGATCTTCTAAAATTGATTTTTCTAGTTCCTTGGCATCCTATTTCCTAGCTTCCTCTAGTTGCTTTGAGTTCTCTTTAGCATCATTAAGCATACCATCATACTGTGATTTAAAGAACTCTTTATTGCCTGCAAGAGCTTCCTTAGCATCCTCAATATCATTACCAGAATTGAAGGACTTAGTTACTTCTCTATTAGCCCTTTCTTCACTAAAACCTCTATTTATAAAGTCTTGAAATATAAGTTGCTTTCTAAGATTTTCTCCATCTTCTCCTTCATCAGTAATAGTATCTTCTTGTATTGATTCTAAGTAATTAATAGTATTTTCATACTGTTTAACTGCTGTAGGTTCAACACCACTATTTAATGCCTCATCAATTCTCTTTTGTCTTTCATCAAGACTATCAGAAATCCTCTTGTTGATAAGATTTCTTAGATCATCTGGAGTCTTTACTTTATTAAAATCTTCATCATTTAGGTCAGGGAAGATACCTTCTTCCTTAAAAGCTTTAGCTATGGAAGAATAGAAAGTTGGAGAATTACTATCACTTTTAAGTTCAGTATCTCCCTCTTCCTAATGATTTGTATTATCTTCACTACCTACGCTCTCTGGTTTTTCATCAAACAAATTGTCTGGATTAATAACCTCAGTAGTTTTATTTTCTTCTGTTTTTTCACTTTCTCCAGCATTATTTTCAGGTGCTGAGCCATCTTCATTTGCCTACCCTTCACTAGATGGTTCTACAAATAGATTATCTATTTCTTCAGGTGACAAAATGCTTGTATCATTCAATCCAATTTCCATAATTATTCTCCTTAATTATTATATAAAAGCATGTGCAAAGTTAGGTAACTTTCCTGACTTGCACAATGCTATTTGTAAAATTATTATTAATGTAGTATAATATTACTAATATTATTACTTTATATCAATAGTAATTATTTCTCCTCTATTAGAAGCTTCTTTTAATATAGGGTACAATTTAAAGAAAGTCTCAGTACTATTAACTACCTAACCTTTAACTTTATTCTATCCTACTAATATACATCCTGCTGTATCTTTCTCTGTATTACCTATATGTATTAGTACCCCCTCAGAACCAGGAACATCTAATAGTCTTGGAAGTTTTCCACCAATAGATTTATATTTATCACTCTTTGAAAATCTAGGTGATACTTGGTTAAGTATAACTCTGTATATACCAGCAGGTATTGCTGTCTAAGAAGGTATTTTTATTTTAGCTATTTCCTCTAGAGGAGTAGATTGAGTTAAACCTCTATCTTTGTCCTCTAAAGTATTACAGAAAAATTTACCATCTATGTATAATTTACCTATAGTATAAGAATACTATTTATAAGCCCTATCAACACTTATTTTCATTACTATTTGTTTTAATATTATTTACTCTATTGTTTATTTCTTCAATAACAATATTTATTAATTTCTCAGTAAACTGTATCCCTCTGTTTTCAGTCTCTGTGGATTTACTTTTAAAATATATAGCTATTCCAAAAATACCACCTGCATACATAAGTGCCTATGCTATATACCATAAAACACTGTCAGATATTGAGAAATGATTAAAAAAGAAAGAGAGGAAAGCTAGTATAATTCCACTAGCTATCATTATTATAGCAGATCCATATTGAATCCATTCTTTTGTATTTGGTGTCATTTAATTATCTATATAAATCTTTTCTACTATGTTACTATATAAGGATTCTTTTCAACAATATCTACTACTATAAGTTTCTATTTCTTTTGAAATATTCTCTTAAACCACCACTTTGAAGGAGTATTTACATAGTCCTTTTTGTATGATGATATAACATATCTCTCACTATTAAAAGTTGGAGATACAACTATAGTAGAAGGGTAATATAAACCTACCTTTAAATTATACCATTTATCACCTATTACAGTATCAATATTTAAATACTTATCTTTAAATAATGTATCTCTTTTATTAAATGTAATAGTATCTACTCTAGAAGCTTTTGATGCTATATACTGTAATTCCTAAAGATTCTTATCTTTTATTTTTAGTTCCTGCTATACAGACTTCAACTTAGATATAATACTATCATTTAGATAGCTCAATTGACCAACTTTAAATTGAAATACATTACTTTTATTTGTAGCAGTATCTAACTAACTTTGATAAGCTTTATTATTAGCTATAGATATTTTATACTAGTCTTGTAATTTATTATAAGAACTACACTACTTTATAAATAGTCCACAAACTATAAGTAATAGTATTGATAAAGATGTTATTAGTTTTAATTTCATATTATGTAATTTAATATTATATTAGTATTAATACCTATGTATTAATTGTTAAAACTTTCATACATAGATGATAACTTTGTTTAGATTAATACTATTTAAAATATAGAAATTATATAAATCTAATGCCATTAATTCCCATTACTTTTTTTTTTTGTATTTTTATAATCTATCATTATTTTATCATGTTTTATTAATTTATCCATTTATCAATATTTTAAATAATACCGTTTTCTTTCATTTTATTAATTAATTCAGATGCGAGAGCATCGTAGAACTCATTGATAAAATGAAAACCATCACTCAAAATTTGTGGTGGACATAATCCATTATTTATAGCATCTGTATCTTCTGTTGTAGGTGTTAAATTCATGTCAGATAGTGCAGATGTACGAGTGTATAAGTCAATATCAAAAAATTTATTTCCAAATTCTTTTCTATATTCCAATCTCATTGCATCTGTAAATATTCTATTTGTTGATGATGGATTGTGGAGCCCAATTATTATTTGCCTAGAATTATTACTATAAGATAATATCCTTTTTATTTTATCAATTAAAATTGATTTATCAGAATCATTAGTTCCGCACCACAATATATCGCACAATGTATCTCTGTCATTTAACATTCTATTAAATATAATAGGAGTACCTGCGGATAATGGAATATTATCATTTACATCAGTTGATGCTACCAACCTAACTAAATGATATGCTTCACCATAATAAGCTAAAGTGCATGGTATTCCTTTAACATATACCTTATAGTTAGGTGCTATATCTGTTGTTTCTGGTATTCCTTGTGTTGTACCTCCTTGTAATAATGGTGTTACAGTCTCCAAAGAATCAAAAGAAGAAATCATTGATATTGTAACCTAAGCCTTGTTATATGGCAATGTTATATCAGAAGCTAATAAAGCATTGATAGAATTTGTTCTGGCAGCTATTGTTAGTGTTCTCTCACCTCCTATTCCTTGATTTTTAACATCGTATTCATATCCTAATAATTCTTGTAATTTTGCAGAATATGGATGTATATCGTGATAGCCATTAATCATGGTTCCTGCACCCATAGTTAAGCTATCTCCAATGCAATTTATTTTTTTATTAGGTAATAATTTTTTAAAATTATTATTAACTATTTGTGAATAGTCATAAGTTGTGATTTCAACTCCTAAGTAAGGATTTATGTACTCTTCCGTTGAGGCCCATCCTGATTCAGCAATTCCACACACTGCTATATACTTACAATTATAAGGAACAATTATTTTTTCTTTTATGATTGCAGTAGTTGATGTATTAGTGCTAATACTTTTTGATGATAAATAAGTATTAATAGATGGAGTTTCGCTATAAAATGCGACATATACCATTGATGATGGTGCTCCTCTTAGTCCACTTTTTACCAATACTTCTTCAAGTGGGTTTACACTAAAAATATTTGTAATATAATCAGGGTTTTGTATAAAACTTCCGTCTGTTGAAATATAGGTATTTTTAGCCAAAAAAATAAGTGAATCACGATATATATGATTGTTTTCAACAAATTCTTTTATGTATGGTGAAAAAGCTATATCATAACATTTATAATTAAGCTTCCTCAATATCCAAGTTTCATGTGTTAATGAATAACTATCAGCTTCAGGAACTTTGCTCCAATCAATATAAAGGTATATAGAGTATATTCCTGATTTTATCTGCAAATATTCTATACTAGTTTTAATTGATGTTTGTGATACATCATCATAAACAAAATTAAAAGAATTATCTTCGTTTACTATTGCTATATATCTTCTTGAATTATTGTTAAATATTCTTGCTACAAATAAATTATTTTGATAATTTGTATAACATTCTAATACGGAATCATTGAAAATAATGCTATCCGATAATTTAGATTTATTAAATAGTATAGATGGGGATAATAATAGTGATTTTGTTTCTAGTTTATACAGATTAAAATTACTGTCATTATGAATAGTAGTGACTACAATATCCCAATTAATAATAATGTTTAATACATAATTACCAGCGTATAATTCATACTGTTCTACTCCTGATAAAACATTAGAGCCACTAAGAGTAAATAAAATAGTCCTATCTGAATTAACTATTTGTAGTTTTATTGGGTTATCTGATATATTAAGTAAAGAATATAGATACAAATCACCTTGATAATTGCTGTAACATTCAACTATTCCATTGCTTATTTTCTCAAGTTCATAATTAAATAACTTGCTACTAGGTGAAGTATCAGCATTCTGGCTTCTTGATTGTTCAATTTGAAAATTAAAACTAGATTGAAATTTAAAGTCTGAAGTAGAACCTTGATAACTATAAATACCATTTTCAGAAGGAGTTGTTAAATTAACAACTGTAACAATATCTCCAATTTTAATAGGTAATTCATCGGTTCCTATAGGAGCTGCTTTATCAGCATTCATACTAGAAACACTGTCATAAGTTTTCTTTATGTTATAATTATAATGTGCTATAGGAGCATTATTTTTTATAACTGCTAATGTATCATCCCAAGTAGGTAAAGCCTATAATTTTTCAATTTCTGTATTATCTACAAGAGATTTATTAGGATCTACAGTTACTTTATTATTTATAATTGCTAAGAGATTCTTAGCCTAAGTATCTAATGCTTTAATATCTGATGTAACAGTATTAACTACTAATTTACCAATATACTAACCAGTGTTAGTATATATTTTTGTCTCAGGATCTAAACCTACTGAAGTACCAATGGTATTTTCTACTGTAGTTGCTCTAGTTTTTTCTGCTACTATATCAGAATTTAACTAAGCATCTGCATTAGCTCTATAAGAGGACTCAATGTTAAGTGCACTAGATAAAGCAATATCAGCAGAATTTCTAGTATTAGCTTCTGCACCTATTCTAATATCAAGTGCTGTATCTGCCTATGTTCTATTAGTAGTTTCAGCATTTATTAATTCTTCAGTTATATCACTAGAAATACATTTCCATTCTCCATTGTCATAGAAACTTAATACTAATACATCATTTATTTTATGCAACCATCCTACTTCATTAGATTCAGGTTCACTCTAACTATAAATTATCTATCTTAAATCAATCATTATATATTATTTTATTTGTTATTAAATAAACTTTATATCTTTTTGTACCTCTTGTAAAGCATGATCTGAGGTATAAGGTGCATTAATAGATTGCTTCATCCGCCATAATTAAATGTTAGAAAATCAGTGTCAATCTGTGCCTTAATAGTCTTGCGAGAATTTAGGAAATCTTTGTAATTAGCAATATATTCCTCTCCAAGGATACCAAGTTGTGCAGCATTGTAGTCATTCAGCATTTTCTGTTCTGCGTCTTTAGACCACATTGCATTCATGACTTCTTTTGTTACTTCATCAGAGGTAACTGGACCCCATACTATGACTTCGTTATACTGCCATGCCTTTGTAGCTTCTGCACCTTCTGTTTGTGCAGGTATTTCAATTTCATTTATGTTGAAATGGTAGAAGTAACTTCCATTTCCAACAGCCGACCATATTTGTGGCTTATCTTTACTGTATGTTAATTTCATAATCTTTATTTTTAATTGTATTATATAAAAATTCTACATGCTGTTATGTTATGCTTGCTTAACAAAGCAAAGACGAGAGCCTAACGCATAATTATACGCAGGAACGCTATTCGCATTCACGCAACCGAAACCGACACGCACACTGTCAAGCGCACCACCGCAGAGCAAAGCCCCATAAAGGTTTGGAGAGGTATTTAGCAAATAATAGTCACACCAGAAGGTGCTTGAACTTCCACCAACATTTGTAGGCATAAGGTCTCCAAACGCACCCAATAACATTCTAGTAGTCCAACCTTCTGAATGAGATATACTACCTCTGTTTTCATAACCATCATAAGAACTATCACTATACTTAGATGTATGTGTTGTTACATATGCTGTTCTTGTTGTTCCATCCTCTTTAAT